TTGAACCGGTTGACCTTGAACCGGTTGACCTTGAACCGGTTGTTGTGGAACTTGTTGAGGTTGTCCCTCTTGATCTACCCCAAGCTCTGAGTCCAGTTGACCAGATCTAGCCATCTCAGCAGCCATCTGTTCGATTATACCCCGCATCTCCTGTTGGTCAACTTGATCCGGGTGGTTCTTTGCCCACATGGCGAGCGTCATTTCTATAGATTTTAGAACATCATTCTTATCTATATCCGGTAAGGCTCCACCTTCGGCGAGATCCTCAAGGATCATCTCAAAGATCCCCATGCCGACCTCGGCCGCTACTGTTTGATCCAGAGGGCCCTCATCAGCTTCGAGACGATCCAGGGTTCCGTTGACAGCCATAGCCATCGCATCGGGGAACCCCTCCTTCCCGTGCTGGGTGAACATGTCTATCATGGCTTCGAAGTTGTCAGAGTACAACACTTTTGTTGCCTTCTTTAGAAGCTCATCTGTGTTCCCGGAACCTTCAGCGTTACCTTTCTCTTGGTTACCCTTTGACATTTGATCTTGTAATAGTCCCATGATTACTTCTCCTCCGGGTTATAAACACTTTCTAACTGACGCTTGCGGTTAGCAGATACCCTATCAATATACATTGGTTTGTATCCACCCTCTCTCAGAACTTCGGACTGAGGCCTGTAACCTTGTTGAGCTAACCTTTGATTTACAGACTCAAGATCGGATATAGCGGCTTCCTCATCTATGTCACGTTCACTACCTTTACGAATAGCTTCTTTTTCTCTAAGGAGTTTAATATCTTCTTTGGTCTGAGATTTCATGAGCTCCTCCGCGTCCGGCCGCATCATTGCAGACACCCCTTGGAACCCTATGTTAGCTAGTGCGGGGTTCTTGTTTAAGAAACCCCCGGCTTTACCTAGTAGACCTCCGATACCTCCTCCAGCGCTCATTGCTCCCCCACCCATCAGGGATGCACCACCGCTACTTAAACCAGGTATCCCTCCACCCAATACTGACTCGGCACCGGTAGCAATGCCGCCAGTTATACTTGGTAAGGTTGCTACGTCACCTAGAACGCCAGCTGCACCACCAACGGACTGACCTAAAACTCCAGAGGTTCCTGCGATGTCTCCGCCTATACCGGATAGTCCAGAAAGACCTCCCTCAGCTAGTCCAGTTCCGCCAGCCACAACTTCTCCAGCTGTACCGGCTGCACCTGACGCAAGACCAGTCAATGGGTTAGACCAACTAACCGCACCACTTGCCATATCCAAACCGAGACCTCCGCCAGCAAAACCACCGGCTACAGCTCCTAGGAGCTGACTACCGGTTACTTTCCCCACGATCTTACCTACAACTGCCCCTACTGCTATCTTAGCTACTATTGGGATTGCCGCCGCCATCTTATTGTCCTCTGTAAACTGTACCTATCTGATCGAAACCGCAGGAGGATATCAATGATTGATATCTAGGGTTTCCGGTTAATTCTGTAATCATGACTGCATCAGCTTTATTTTCCGCAGCCCATCTCTTAAATTTAAGTATTAATTTGTGGGTGTCCCACTTCGAGTAAGATAGTATGTCGGTCGCTACATTAGCCCCCCATACATTCTTCTCTATTATACCAGCAAGAACCCCTCTTGCCTTGTCGTGATCATCCACGGATACCATGTTAAAGAACACAGGCATTGCACATGACATAACCCACATACGCCTCATGTGGTCTTCCTGTAACTCGAGGTGAGGGAACGGGGATAGACTAAGGATCTCATCGAATAGAGGTCTTAGATCATCATAGTCTGATATTTTAGCGGGTCTTATTGCCACTAGTTTCCACCTTGAACGTCAGCTTCTCTAATCATATCCATAAGTTCTCCTTCACTACTTACAACCTTACTACCTCCACCGAACCCCGGCACCCTCACATTAACTGGGTAGTTACCTGCCCTTATAGCGGATCCAGAGTCTACGGGGTCCTTATTAGCGGCTATGGTCATTTGGTTAACATTCTCACTCGCTGTAAATTGAACCGGTGCCGCTGTAGCTATACTCTGCGTTGGGGCGGGGGTTGTGGTTGTTGTGGGAGCTGCTCCACCTGCTATACTAGCTGCCCCTTTAGCTGATACTCCACTTAGGAAAGCAAGTCCGCTTGACAGGTTACCGGTGATAACTTTAATCGCATCCTTAGACTGGGCGCTAGTCATATCTGGATTATCCAGAACGTTCGATATGGACCTAAGCGCACCGTCATACATTGCGCCTAAGGACGTGTCTAAGTTCTTCTGAATCTCGTAGGACTGACGTAAACTTTCAAGCTCCAGAGCTGAGTCCTGCTCAACACCCATCATACGCTCCCTGATGTTAGCGTCGAACTGCATCATGTCCTTCTGGTTAGTGGTATCGTAGCGCATGGTTTCCAGTTTACGCTCGTGGTCGGATTGGCGTATCTGCTCCTCTAACCCTGCCTGATGGGAGGCCTGACCTAATGCCCTAGTGTAATCAGCACCTCTAAGGCTCTCCTCTAGACCAGCTGCCTGCTGTGCTATCTGCTGCTCCGAAGCTAAAGAGGTCCTGGCTCCTAAAAGCTTATTCAAAGCTGCCTGGTTAGATAGGTTAACATCGGTACCTAATCTCGCCCCTTGAGCTAGGGCTTCATTACGAGCTTTAACCTGCTCCAGTTGAGCGGTACCGTATGTCGAGGCATCCTGTTGCGCTATCGGCAGGGCTGCTTGAGTTGCCGCTAACTCCCCTGCCCCAAGGGCCATCGATGTATTCAGTAACCCCCTCTGGTTCATCTGCTCCGCCGCCCTAGTTCTAGCAGCAGTTAGGTAAGGGCTATCACTTGATAACAAACCTTGCATCTGATGTTTAACTGTAGACTCAGGGGACACGGGTTGAGTGAACGCTTCGTATCGTTCAGCCTGAGACTGTGCCACATCGCCAGCCTCCGGAAGCTTCATAGGTTCTACTGGTGATAATGGTCCAGCCATCGATTAATCCTCTTTTACTATTTCAGATAAAGCACGCTGCTTATCACTACACTCGTGATACAAATCAGCGACTTCTATTATAACTCTAACCATGTCATCCAAACCGTTACCGTCAGGCATTGGTAGTTTAGGACAAGGTGATGTTAAACTATTTGGAACTTCCGGAACCGGAGAGCGCATCGGCCAACTCCCGCATCCCGTCGTTATTAACAATACACTCGCTACGATCAATATAGGTAGGAACCTTCTTAATTCTGTCACGATATATAACCCTTCGTTTGGTGTTGGCTGTTACGACTTCCTTTTCTAATACTGAGATCTTCTCTTGAACTCTTTGCTTTTCGATCAATTCCTTTTCTAACGCTGCGAGTTTACGGGATTCCCACATCATATCAGAAATAGAATATCCTGAGTAAACTCCCCCCACAAATACGATAACCAAGAATGCTGCTTTATAGACTGGTTTTGATAATACTCCGGTAATTAAACCGATCATTACTACTTACCTCCATCATGGTAAAACTTTGCCATAAAACCCTGTAGACCAGCTACAGGGGTCATTATTGCTGCTATTATTAAGCTTATATCCGTTCCACTTTTGGTACTTACACTCGCAAAATCGATAGCCCAATCTAGTGCTATATAAGTTATCGCTAGGGTGAAGTAGAACCCGATTCGTCTAGTTACCTTCAACGTGTCAAGTGTGAAAGCGATTCTTTCCACTGCACCTTTTTTATCATCATTCATTGTTGTTATAGGAACACAGTTCGTTAATTGTTAATTGTTAGAGTATAGTTTTTTTTCGAGATTTTCCACTCGTCTAGTCAGACCTGTGATTCTATCTGAGATAACGGAGAGATCCCTAACAGAGTCCGTCTTAGTGTATCGGTCAGCTCGCTCAATGCGAACCTCTAACTTTAGCTCGTCAACGATAGTGATAACATTCCGAGTTTCAGTTTGAAGGGCTACAATTGACTCCCTACTCTCTGTAACTGATAGACCTACCCACCCGACTACTGCAATTAGAATCAAACTTACACCGGTTAGGATGTGCTTGTCTATCAAATTCTTCAAATCATCGTTCATTAGAATATACCTACTAATTCCAATCTACTTTCCAAATCCTCTATCCGGTCGAACGCTTGTTGTAGCGCAGCCGTTAGTAGAGGTACTACTTTAGAATGATCCACAACCTGGTATACAGGAGAACCGTTCTCATCGACAGCATCCTTAGACCCAGTAACTGCATCGGGGATAACTTGTTGAAGTTCATGGGCTAAGAATCCTTCCGACACATCATCGTTTACATTCCATTTAAACGTAATAGGTCTAAGTGCATAGAGTCTATCCTCTATGACTTCGGGATTCATAACCTGGTAATCGTGTTTGAGTCTGTAATCCGAGCTTGTATTGTAAGATGTGGTAGACCCGTTAGAGCTTATACTACCTACTGTAGCAGGTGACACAGCAGCGTTGTTAATTATAAACACATGCTGGTTTGTACCAGTGCCGTCCATCGCGCTAGTTATATAACCTTCCTGCCTTAAAACAACTCCGTTATCTTGTGCTGATCCAGAAGCGGAGGCTCTACCAACCATGAAGTTTCTAGAATTATCAAACCTTGCTGCCTCCGAAGTGTTTACGGTAAACGCCATGTAGTTATTAAGGTGATTATAGGATACCCCCCCTACATCTGCATCTGAGGTGTCACTGAAATCCAAGAAACTAGTTCCGGATGATCCAGCAGTGATACTAATCCCTGAATTACTATCAACTGCTGTAGATCTATGGAACTTCGCCAAGGTCCCGGTACTCAGAGTTGGTACTGTAGCTGTTCCTCCACCATGTACGTGCAGCTGAGCTTCTGGTGTAGTTGTACCTATACCCATATCTGTATCTAAATAGAGATCCCCTGTAAGGGTTCCGCCAGTAAAAGGTAAGTATGTACTTGCTGCCGTAACCACCGTAAGGTAATCGGTCGCAGTCTCAACAGCCATGGTACCTAAACCAAGGTTAGTCCTAGAGGTTGCGGCGTCTGCTACGTCTGATAAATTATTAGCAGTTTGATTAAAATATGTATCAGCCTGAACAGATGCTGTACCTAATCCGAGGTTAGTTCTAGCGGTAGGTGCGTCAGCTACATCTGAAAGATTGTTAGCCGTTTGATTAAAGTAAGTGTCTGCCTGTACCGATGCTGTACCCAATCCTAAATTGGTTCTAGCGGTGGAAGCACTTGCTACATCACTAAGGTTATTAGCTACCGTAAGGTAGTCCGCCGCAGTCTCAACAGCCATGGTGCCAAGACCAAGGTTAGTTCTAGCTGTAGCTGGACTTGGCATCTCAGACAAGTTATTAGTTTGCTTGAATATATCAGCTTCGATCAAGGTGAAACCGGACTCAATTGCTTCCAAGACCGAAGCATCCATTACTTCCCCGTCGATCTTACTGTTATTATAGTAGGAATTTGCGATGATACACCTCCAGGTGTTTATTTACCGTGGTTAGGGTGAAAATTAAAAAATGATTCGGCGTTCTTTCTTGCGATAACAGCGTCCGCCAGTTCTTTAAAGCGACCTAAGTGTTTAAGGATTCCATCTACACGTATGTAAGCCTCAAACACACCACGGTCTTTACGATAACTAACACCACACACACCTGATGTATTCGTCTTACTCAAGCTTGCGTTTCTGTTATTATCCTTCTGAGTTACGCTTCTAAGGTTACATATTCTATTGTCAAGCTTGTTATGATTTACATGGTCTAGACCTCCTGTTGGAAGGTGACCGTATACATACAACCAAACTAACCTATGGGCTAAATATATTTCACCCTTAACCTTGATCAATAAATAACCATGACCTTTATTTATACTACCAATAATAGAACCTTTTTTCCCGCGACCTTTATTGTGGTTCTTTCGAAAAACCCCACTTATAGGATTATAGGTTACCCACTTCTTCAATTCAGTTCTACTTAACATTAGCGTCTACGCCTTCTTGGCGTATAGTCGTAGCTGACACTTTCCACCTCCCAGGGTGGTTGAGTACCAACGGAATAAAAGAAAGTGCTTACATACACCCCATGGCCGGGTAAATCCGCCTGCCCCTCTGTGATGTATGATGCGCCTAATATAAATGAACCGAGTAATCCAGTGCCTAATAGAGACCCTGGTGTACTAAACGTAACCGGTGTAAAGTCTATAGGTGGAATTGTACCGGTTGATTCAAATTGAAAATCAGGTTTAACTTGTAGTGTTACTGTACTTTGAGCCTCTAAACCAAAGTTAGCCCTATGGAACCGCTTTCTTACTCTAGGGGACCCTAAATCAGTATAAGCGAGTCTGAAGAAAGCCTCAATGTCAGCACCGTCGAAGGAGTCTCCGGACTCCATTTGATAAACGTAACCTGTGTCTGACCCGAAATAGATAACCTCATCCCCCATAGAATCCTCGAGGGAACATACAGTCTCAACTGGATCTGGGAACTTTAACCTGGTTATACCCACCATCTGGTCACCGGCATACGTTACAATTAAGCCGGTTCCATCCTGAAAAAATATCCTATACTGAGATTTATCCTTAACAACACAAGATGTTGTGACATTATCCTTCAATGGTAACAATATGTCATTCACAAGGTAACTTATTGTAGCGTCTGCGAAGTCCCCAAACTTGTCACTAGTGTAAAGGTTTATCAACCCCCGATCGTCAAAGTAAGTCAACCGACTACCTAGTTGTTGTATAGACCTCGGTATACAGCCGATCCTATTTCCATGTTCAGTCATAGAACTGTTTACCCAGTCAGAGGGACCGCTTCCGGAAAGAATGTTGGTACTATGCCTTCCGAATATAGCTAACGATCCACCTGAGAGTTGCATTAATCCAGTAACACCTTCCTCTACTGATATTTCACCAGCTCCCGTAAGGGGGGTCCATGTTCCAGTTGGATCTCCTACTGGGGAATATTGAACGGAATGAGAGAAGGTTAAGAATAGGTACTTCCTATGGGCTATTATATGCTCAGGTGTGTCAGTGCTCATACCTGTAGTTATGTCAGTCCAGGTGGTTCCATCCCACTCGAACGCCTTATGAGCCCCATTAACCCCGTACATCTTTTGGGTCCCAGCAAAGTTGTAATTTACAAACTCGTATGTGTTACCTAATGCCAGTCCTGTTTTCTTGGAGGTCCAACCACTACCGGTGGACTCGTACATTGTAGCTGTACTAACCCCTAGTGCTTTACGAAAGGCATATACTTTACCAGCGTACACCCATACACCAAGTATAGAACCTTCCCCGGGAACCTCTGTAGTATCAAACTTCTCATACCCCAGAAGCCTACCGTAACCACCTGCGATCTTCTGTTCAACGTTTAAAGCCTGGATAAGTCGGCCCGGTGGCATCTTGTGTACTGGAGTCTTAAGGTCAAGACCCCCCGATAGTGGGAACGTTTGCGATGTAGGCATATTATTGTGGCCTAACTACCATGTTCTCAGCCTCGTCTAGCTGATCCCATATCATTCTGTTGTATAGTTTGTCATGCTCCCCAGACGCATAATTATATACACTAGTTGCCTCTTCGTACCCTGCATACATCATAAGCGCTCTGTAGACTATAATCATGTGATAACCAACGTGAATCGCTGGCTCGTCGGAATCCGCAGAAAGCATCACCGGTTGATCATAAGAGTCAGCTAATATGGTGTATACGTTATCCGGCTTAGGGTAAACTCTTAAATTGTAGTCAGGGGTGACAGTTATAATGTAGGGTTTTCCCGAATCTGAGTTATCTAAATATGTATCGCGGAACTTTTTGTACCCTACATACCGAAGGGGAACCTTAGTATCTATACCTTCAGATGGTAGATACAACTTGAAAGAATCATTATCGAAGTTAACAACTCCATCTGCTGTATAGAACTCATAGTTCTGAGTATCTATTATAGTATTCTTTGAAAAGTCAGACTTCAAGAATCTCCACTTGCCGTCAAATTCCAACTGTATCTGGGTCCATGCATCGATAACCCAATCAACAACACGGTTATACTCCCCCGTCTGATTGACGACAGTTAACGGACCGGTACCTTGCATTGCTCCAAGGGATCTGACTTTATTACAGAGTTCAAGAAAGGTCATGGTTTATACCTGGTTGGATTCTTCGATCTTTTTAACTTTCCTAACACGTCGAGGTTTACTAACCTTCAACGGTGAACCATCGGCTTTATACTCAACGCCACTCTGAACGTACCGGGCTCCCTTGTACTTTCCAAATATCTCACCGTATGGTTTGCTCTTGTCTAACATTACAGCGCCTCGCGGTCAACTAGACCTGATTCGGCTATGTCTTTATCTGTGAAATTCGACTTACCCTCATCCCTAGCGTAACCTCGGCGAATCCTATCACCGATCTGATAATTTCTGGATCGAGAATACTTGTGGTGTTTGTCAGTCTTCTCCAGGTCGTCTCTCGCGGAGAGATCACCGATATAATCTATAATCATTTCATACTCCTATACTGGAAAAACCGGGGCTTTATGGGCCCCGGTCTCTACTTAACTAAGACTTTGTAAATCTTAGCATTTGCTCTTGAAAGAGCCGCGATCACTGGATACAGTTTTCACAGTTCCAACAGGGCGCTGCTGCTGGATGTTGTTCTCACCACGAAGAGGCATCTTGCTACCACCTTCGATTGAAGAACTCTCGGACAGACCGAGATCGATGGGTTTAGCCATCTTGTACTTGCCGCCTTTACCTAGTTCTTTCATTGGTATATGCTCCTAAAATTAAGACCATTCAATCAGAACGTTCACGTCACCATCACCAGCGGTGGCACCACCGTCGGAGGTTAGGGTGATGATCGTATCTTCATCAATGCGTTTGTCGGTTCCCAGAACAACACCGTTAACACCTGTGTTGATAGCCTGAACTGGAACAGTCAGGGTACCGTAGGCGTCAGCGTCAGCAACAGTTCCGAGCGTCAGCGCGGAAGCTGCAACCGTGGTTGCTACAGTCAGGTTGACTTGAATATCGATCAACCGACCGGTCATACCGGAAGGCGGATAGATGCGACCCGCAACAGCAGCAGTGTCGATAGCGACAGCTGGGAAGCGGTAGTTGGCTACGAAGCCATTAGAGTAACTCATTTATCTTTCCTCAATTAAGTTTGTAAGAGTAAGTTTCTGAATATAACCCATCCCTAAGGTTGGGGTTCCTCAGGCTCCTCTCAGGCAGCAGACGACCATTCAATGATACGGGCTTGAGCTGCATCACTGTGAACCAATGCAAAACCTTCCTCTGCGTACCAAGCAACACCTTTATCACGACCATAGTCACCGGGGAGCTTACCACGGATCTCAGGCGGACATACGATGGCTTCAATTACGGTATCCTCACCGAAGAAGAAAGCCTCGTCACTAGGGCTAGATCCACCATCCCAATTCTGGGAAGCAATGGCGGTCTGTTCGAAGAAACGGATACCTTCATAGGACCTACCGATCTCACCATTCAGAATGAGCTGGAAGCCCTGATCCTGATACTGGTGAATAGCTTCAAGGTCATCCTTGAAATCACGAAAGGTAGAAGGGCGACCTATGCAGCGGTAGTTACCGTCAGAATATGCAGCAATGTTACGCTCTTTCATCTGATCAGATATCAGTTTGACGTGAGTGTTGTTCATTGCGATAGCGTTGGTTTCCGTAGCTGTACCGGTTGTTTCCAGCGTGATAGCTGTTGCACTGTTACCGGAAGCAGGCGTTACAGTCAAAGGAGTTGCTGCGAACTGGGCGCGAGCTTCAACTTCAAACGCTTTAGCTGCATCATTCTTAAGTGCTTTCTGAATGATCTGCTTTACGGGGTGTGCGCTGGCATCGTCCAGACGCCCCGTATAGGGTACGCTGTTACCAAACTCATATACAACACCAGAACCCTGGGTGATGCTGAAGGAAGTCTCAGGCATACGCTGATTCTCATCAATGCGTCCACCTTGGGTTGCGACGTCGGAGTATACGTTCCACTGGAAAGCTTCACCTACGTGAAGTCCTTTATCTGTGAAATCGTCAGCGTCACAATGTGATACGAAACGTGTCATTGGTTGCAGTGCATTACGTAGAACTGAACTCAGTTCTCCGGAGTACATGTAACCGCCTGCGGTATTGGTTTCCCAAACTTGACCGGCCATTTTACTATACCTCTATATTTATGTTATCAAAAAGAAAAATTACAAACCTCTTTGCTGACGTAACTGTTGTACGTAATCAGCTCTGGTTTGGTGCTTTGGTTGTTCCTTAGCCTTAGCCCTTATAGTGCTAGACTTTGGCGCTTTCAACTTGCGTTTTTCTGCAACCTTGGTGGTTCTTTCAACTTTCGGCTGGTTTACACCACGCCACTGGTTAACTCGATCCATAGATTCATTTAGGATTTTGTCAACTCCCCATCCGGGGTTCTCTTGTTGAACGACTACCGTAGTTGCGTCAACCGCCTGAAACAAAATAGGATCAGATAAAACCTCTGGGTTATCAGAATAAAACTGATTCCTGGATTCATCCATCCGCTCCTTCTGTACCTCCTGTTTTAGTAGGGCTGCTGCACTCTGGCTTATTGCGGCCACGTCCACCGATTGGGGTTCTGGCTGCTGCACTTGTACTGTTGTTTGATTGGACATAAGCAGCTCCAATAATGCCTCATCGGAACCTTTGTCATCGCCATCAAGCAACGCTTCCCGGTATTTCCTTACACCTTCAACTATCTCGTCCCGACGGTCATCTTTTTGAGGAGGTAGACTTTGGGTTGATTCTACTTGCTTCGCAGCCTCCGAGGCTGCCTTTCTAGCAGCTTCACTAGCTGCCTGCCTTTCGGCAAATTCAATCTGCTGTTGTTCTAAGATTCTACGCTGTTCGGCAATCTGTTGGAACCCATCATTAACAGCTACCTGTTTCTGGTAGAGTTCGATGCCGCCAGCCTGTTCGACCTTAGCTCTGTCAACTTCTAACACACGACCGTTGACCTTAATCTGTACTATATCAGGATTTTCACCCTCTTGCTCTTCTTGTACTTTTGTGGTATGGGCTTCCTCTTCCTCTTCCTCCGATCCTTCTTCCTCAACCTCTTCTTCCGTATCACTAGGAACCTCTTCGGTAGCTATACCCATTTCCTCCCGTCGACGTTCTTCGAATTTTTGTGCTATTCTTTCTCTCTCACTCAGTTCTACTTCTTGTGTGACCTTACCCTCAACTACCTCATCTTCTACGGCATCGGTAACCTCTTCATCCCTGGAAGCTTGTGCTACTTCAACAACTTCTGCTCCTGTACGTGAATCATAATCACTTGATACTATTTCGTTTTCTTGCTCACTCATGTTAACCTCTTAAGTGTCATCCGTTAGGGTAGACGTTATATTTGGTCGTTTATCGAGTCGACCATTACTCGTATCCAAACAACTTACTTAAACGTTTGTCCGGCTTCCCATAAAAGTAAATAGTGAAGTCTGGTAAATTCCTTCCAAATACTTTAGCTATATTAAAACTTAGAGCTTTAGGGGACATAGGTATTTCACCTATGTAATTGTTAAACATCTCATAATCTAATTTTGTTGTTGTAACATATCCAATTTTACTCATATTCCTCACTCATGAGGTTATCAGTAGCCATGTGACCTGATTCGATAGTCTCCACTATCCATTGCCGGAACATACGTGTAACTTCTATCTTGTTACGCACTATCTGATTTGCCTCAGTATCAAATGCTGACACGGTAAATAGATCGTTCTTAAGGGATTCCTCTTCCATTTCAGCTCTCTCTATTAGGTAGCGCCCTAAATTGGTATGTAAAAAACTCTCAGCGTCCATACCTAGTTGCGCCGTCTGAACTGTTATGTCAGGGGTATTCGTGTCTATAGTCATACTATCTCCTTGATTTTATTGGATTAGCTGTAATACACAACTGTATATTCTTATTGAAGTTTTTCTCTTTGGGTTGCTTCCATATCTTCCAACCAAACATTATACGGAAGCATTTACTGGGGAAGGTCGGTAGTATAGCATAGAATTGAAACGCTTTCTTTCCGTCAGCATTTACCGCTTTACGTAGAACCCACCCCGGGGTATATGGTTTGTCGCTAACTCTCTCATTACCCCAAGCTTTGTATGCTATAGGTGCTTTTAGATGGAAGCCCAAAACGTTTATATCGAAGTTATAGGCAGAGTTCCTCCAGATCCACCCTACTCGACCGACGTATATCTGCAAAGGTTTAGGTAGCTTGTAACGCCATTGCCATACTCTAAGGGTCCAGTTTCTATCTCCATCTAGAGGGTTATCTGGAGTTTGGAACCAATCTAACCATTTAGGTAATACTGCGTTTGGATATTTACCCTCAGCAAACAATACTATGAACGGTGCCAGTGGGAAGTTCAGTATAACCATCGCGATTGATGGTATTAAGTAAGCTACATATCTTAGATACATCATAGTTAAACCTCTTCGTTTAGGATTTGATGGTATACATACTCATCAGGAAGTATTCCTATCTCAGATTTGACCTGGTCCTTCTGAACGACTTTACCCTCGGTGTAATCAGCCACTATAATGGCATCTATGGATATATACCCCTGGGCAACTGCGAACTGCACACGTGCTCCACCGGATACGAGTACATTGTTATCCAGGATAACTATAGGGTTCATCATCCCATCCGTAGCTATTGACTTGAAAATCTCCCTCTGCCTCTGGAATACAGCTGGGTTATGTGTACGTAGAAAGGTAAGGTAGTTGTCTCCGCCGTCTAACATAATCTCGGAAAGGTCAACGGAAACAACCTCATATCCTTCAGGTATAACGGTACTGGATAGATGCGACATTACAACCCGCGACCGCCGCCAGCAGTTAAAGCAAAATTCTTCTCAGCCAAAAATCTTTCATTAGCACCCCTCTCCTTGATCGAAACTTCACCTAACTTCGCCTTTATCTGCTCCAGGGTTATCTCCTTCTTAGAAGATAAATCGAGCATATCCCCCTGTAACTCATACTCGGCAACCATCTGTTTCACCTGTAAATCCCGCTCTTGCATTGCCATCTTAGCTTGCATCTCGGCCTGTTTTAATTGCATTTCAAGTTGTAAGCGTTGTTGATCCTGTTGAGCTCTAACCTCCTCCAACTGCATCTGAGTCTGAGCTTTGAACTGCTCAATCTGCAATTGTGGATCAGGTTGCTGTTGAGGTTGTGCGTTCTCTCCTTCACCTTCTGCCGGGAAGAACCTCTCAACTCCACGGTAACCAAGAGCTCCAAGGATCTCAGTCGCTACCTGCTCACCATCTAAACGGGCTCCCATTTGAGGGGCAAACGTAAGAATGGTATTCAAACCCATTGTGATCTTATTAACTCGCTGTTGTGGATTAGTCGCACCGAAGCCCACATTAACCTCTACGGTCATATTACCCTGCAACATTTGATCCTGTATATCGTTGATTCCATACTTATTCCACAACTGCAAGTCTTCGGCGGCGTTACTTAGAAGGGCTTCATCAGTCTCATAGTACTGTTCTAATTGAACTAATTGCTTTAGTACCGGCTCCACCCATGTCTCGACGAATATCCTAAGCTGGTACTCGGTTACACTGTTGGAGGTCTCATTCATGAGTGTCATTCCCCCAACAGTCTCATTCAACTGTTGGTTACTTGCAACAGAGCTAGTAGAGAATGCACCAGACAAGTCATCAAGGTCAAGGTTAACACGGTCCTGTTCTTGATAACTGGAACCTGTTACCTCTGGTGGGGCTTCTATTCGAATGTCAGTTGTAGGATTATCACTTATTACAACTCCCCCGGGGACATTCCTCATCAATGACTGAGTATCAATGTTAGCCCCCCTCTTGACAAGATACCTTCTATTCAGGACAAGGGCCACGTTATCCCTACGCTGGTTGGATATGTCATTGGCTTCCTGCTGAAGAGGCGCTATAAGGCCCACCACGGACTCAGGATAGTTCTTGTGGGACTCTATGCTAGATACACCTAAAACGTACGGCCTCTGCCCTGGTTTGAGCCATGGGTACTCTTCTATGACTGGTATAGGATCTGATAAAAGGTGGTATACTCCGAGAGTGTAGAATACCCAATCCACACCGTCCTTCCTGATGAAGTTACGGTGAACCCACACAGTCTCGAAACCACTGGTAATATACCTTTGGTCAGTGGAGTCCTCGCGTCTCTCTTCTCGTTCATTCCTAACCGGGTCATAATCAGTAGTTACACCGGTCAAAAGTTCCTGGTCTGTCAACTCATGCCAAGGGATACGGGTCTTATTTGTCTGGTCTGCCATATCCTTAACCTCATCAACGGTCATGGTTAGACGGTCAATAAGAAACGGGGATGTGTTTATAGGGTCACGCCAATCGGACGAAGTGGAGAACAGAACATTTTCAATTGGACGGAGGTCAACCTTGCAAGTGTCAGCTATAACCTGACTACTTGTACCCATTACCATCTCACCCTCTTCATCAATGGCAGGTTCTCCAGTCTCCATGTGAAGGAAGGGTTCCTCCACCTCAACCTCTCTGTAATCCCAAGACTGGTAGCTTATAGCCACACCTGAGACTAAAGTGTCCTGGTAAGCTCCCATGGTTGTCTGAAACCATGGAATGGTATTTGTTAGACGATACTGAAGTAGAAACTGGTTAATCTTCGCAGAGACACGCTGAGATTCATCATTGTCGTTCTGAGGGGTCACGTCAAGTACATCTGCGGTGGAGAATAGGGCAACAGCTGCCGCCGTCTCATTCTGCCGCTCGACTGATCGAGTCTTGGGGCGGAACCCACGAGCTCTATGCTGGTAACCCTTTGAATAATATTTAGATCCTGGGGCATGGCGACTACCAAAGTGGGATAGGTTACGCTCTACCTTCTTCCTGATATTCGCGTCGAAGTAATCCTCTGACGTGGTGTATGCGTCCCGGGCTACTGCCAACCAGTCATATGCGCCCTCACTGGTCGTATCCTCTACCGTATCATCCGAGGTTCTTGCGCTGAATCCCGGGTCTCTTCGATTCCCGTCTACTCCAGCCTCATACATAAAACTGTTTGCCATAATTATAACTCTTTATTTATAGTCAATATTGACTTGTTAAGTAACTCACTGACCTCGTTAAGTGCCTCTACGAAAGGTAAATCCCAACCTTCCCTAAGCAATTTATCAACAGCAGCTTCGGTACATTGTTGAATACTTGAGTAATATGACTCCTTCCAGGAAAAGCTATAACCACCTTTCTTGGAGAACGAAACCTTTTTCTCTTTCAATATCCAACTATAACCTGATGATTCTGCTACTAATTCTTCTGTATATTTAATCACTACTATCACCCCTAATCTTTCTCGTGTATAGCTTCGCCCGTGTAACTACGGGGCATGTTAACCATTTCTTCGGTGAAGTCTACCTTACTCTTCTCCCGACTTAATCTATAACGCTCGAGCAGTTCCCCGCCGTAACGGGTGACGTTTTTCATGTCGGCATCCACATCAACGATACGCATAACGAATCCCATCTTACCGGAAATCCTCATATTCCTAACCTGGATCATTCCGCCTTTAGTGTCGATTGCCACATTCCACCATCCATAGAACCCGGGGTATTTCTTATTGAGTGCTTCTAGAACCTGGTTGGCAAGGGTGCTTACACCACTTGGGATATAGTGAAGGTCTCCGTTGTGGGTTACTGTAGGTATCGCTAGACCCTGCATAAAATTTGACATTTATAAACTCCTGATTTTTAAGATATTTGTGTTAGTCTTGGGTTGTGGAAATAGGCTACCCCATTGGCGTAAAGGTCTATATTTATACTTGAGGATTGTGCTATGAATTCAGTTGTCAACCTAGTCCAAGTTCTATCTGCATTACTTAGGATTGTTTTATCATCAGACCCGTTATTGATAAAGGCTTTACCGTGGTCTCCGAAACCGTTAATCGGGAAAACTTCACACGTGAATGCGTAAGTTTTCCCGGCTGTAGTGGTTACTATTTGCCTTAGCCTACTGGTAGTAACTAGCCCTGTGAGTTTTACAGTCTCCGGTCTACCTATATGTACACCAGTCGAAGGTGTAACAAAGTTAATGTTACTCCAAGAGGTAACAACCCCGGGAGAAGATTCTGTGAACTGAGGGTTCGTTATCAAGTTCGGTAACTTCCAACTGTGATCCTTATGTCTCCTAAATGATCTACCACTGAACTCATACTGGAGATACTCATCTGGGTGAACTCCACCTGAGCCAGAAACCTTACTCTCCTCAACAAGAGCCCTCCAGTCTATTTTTCTATTAGTACCCATTTAATTCCTCAGTAATCTGGTAACACTTCTGGGGTGAGATCTCTACTCTCATACATATCGCCGGTTTTATATCCGACGGCTAATGTGCGGAATCCATCGCTCGGATGTGAGGCCCAGTTGTGAAGTGGGCTAGATCTAAACGTACCCTGCTTATCATCCCACTCTCTACGGTAATTTTCTAAACCTTTCAGTCCAGTACTACAATTGGCCTCATCAATCCAACACATTGATAGGAAAGACCTTGTGTCCTCAATCTGGTTGAGAAGGTGGTCGTTATTCTTAGGACGGGGTACTACTATAATAGGATTAACCCCTAATTCCTTAAGCCTGTCCAGTCTAGTTCTACCGGTTTGCAGTTCCCGGACATTCACATCATGCGGTAGATGGTGCCTACCGTACACGTAGGGTTTAGAATTCAGAGCCTTCACGTAGTAATCAAGGCTCTCCCCGGAACCCTCAAAGTAATCTATAATCCGACGCTCCCTCCCAATCTCCTGCAAAAACCAGATTACCATGGTGTCGTTCATACCCAGATCCCAGCCAGTATGAACCGGGAAACCCCTCTCCCAGGTAGCGTGTGTAATCATCCCCTTACGACGTAAATCAGTGACGGTCTTCCCGTAGAATGCTCCGATCACTGACGCCTTGAACGCCTCCTCCGGATATGACGGGTGTTCCCGGTACATATCCTCACCTAGGACCTCGTGTTTCTTGATCCACCATGCCTGCTGCTCCCCGGTAAGGTTTATCTCCTGAGCTTCTAAGTCCTTGAAATATCTAATATCTTCAGCAGTCCAGAGTACATTATCAATCTCCATTACGTACTCTGGATTCTGCCACCACGGGAAGAAGTGGAATTTAAAATCCATATTGGTAAGTTTAGCCTTGGAGTCCTTAACGGCTTTACCTGTTGTACACATCTCGTAGAACAACCCAGATCTACCCTCAGCAGTTGACTCTATAAATATCTGCTGGTCACGGGCAACAGCTTCAAACGCACCCGTCTTAATTTCAATAGCCTTCTTAGGGTAGTTTATAGCAATCGACCCTAACTCGGACACGTGTAGAATCTGCAAAGTCCCTGATCGGAAGGATGTACTTACGCTAACGGTTGAGCCGTTAGAGAACTGCATCTCCCCGGCTCTATCGGTAGTGGCTTTAACCTTTGCTTTAATTTCATCCGGCAGGTGACTGTATGGCGTTTTTATTTTCTCATCGAAGATTGTGTTAGCTGCTTGCCGGTTATGGGCAATGATTCCACCCCTGAACCCTGGATTGAATAGAGCTGTATCCAGGATAAACAAATCAATGAACGTGGAGAATCCTAACTGTCTCGCCTTAAGAATGATGTTTCTATACCATTGATTATTATATAGATCTTCCTGAGCTTCGTTCATACGGAAGGTCACTAACTTACCGGCTTTATCCTTGATCTTGTAGAGGTTATTCAACCTCCAGTATTGATCAGATAGGAGGTCTACCAGTTGTTGTTCTTTCTCAGTCATACTCGTGAAACTCTACGTGTGTACTCTGGGAGACCTTTCTCGTCAACTGATTTAACTACCGTTATTATATACATTGGCGGCGCTTTGTCTTGTATAAGGTCGAACTCATCACTGATACCGGTTAACACTACAGATTGCCTGGCCTCAGAAAAATTAACCTCTAATGGTAGAAACCCTAAGGAATGTAACAATTCAACAATCAACTCTCTTGAATCTACATCCACATATAGGTCAACAGTGAATTCAATCTTACCAATTCTACGACCGTTAATTGTATATTCTCCCGATAATCTCTTTATAGTTAAGGCAGTTACAGTCTCTTAGCTTCTAGTATGAAATGTCCGTACTCATCTATTGACGGCGTCAATCTGTACTCCGGAACTGGTTCGTCGTCCCGTAGGTTATCAAACCGGTAACTCAACCCATCATAGGTAAACTTCTTGGATATGAGACTTTGCGACATATCCAATGGTACGAACTTAAGCTCCCTCATAATCTGTGAAACTACTTCATCGTATCCCTGACAAAGCGAACATTCAAGCGTGATCTTGCCACGTCTGCTCATTGGTACTACTCCTCGTTACTAATCGTGTGGTCTCCTGATATTTTGGATTCTCTTTCTAGCTATTACCAGTTACCTGTTTCGAAGTTATCGTATTGCTCCTGTATATCCATCATGGTTCTTTCGTGGTGGTTCTTGTAGATCTCAGCCCTCCTCGGGTCAATCTTATATTTCTTCTCAAACAGGCTACACACCCAACGAAAAAAGAATCGAACTGGTGTGAATATGGTAACCTTATTCATGTGGTCCTCCGGATTCTTAATCGCCCTCTCTCTTCCTAGTCTTAAGGCTTTCGAGTGATTATCGTGGTGTTTCTTGTAAATCTCTTCTCGGGTTATCACACACATTAGGATTCTCCTGATAATTTGGATTCTCGTTCTGATACCGGGCCTAGTGAAGGGACTAGTGAATCAAACAGCGCATCTACACCGGAGACCATTGCTTCTGTCTTAACTGCGGCATACCCACCTACAGACTTATGTTTTGCTAACATATCCAACCGCTTAGCGCGATCTGCAAACTTTATCTTTAGTACTCGTGACTCATCACCGGACTCCTGCACATGGACATCGGTGACGAGTCCCTGACGCCAGATAAGGGGCCATTCCGCTATTGGGCGGAACATACCCCTCTCATCGAAAAGGTCACCAACGTCTGCGTCTACTTCCTGGATCAAACGTTGATGTAACTCTTCAGCCCCATAAGACAACCGGTTAACTAGTATCTGGTACTGTCTGGCAATCTCCATTGCTACTTTGGGGCGGGAGAGAAACTCTCTACCTGTCTTGAGTGCCTGGTTACCCACGTAACCGGTCATGAGGACCGCTCGTTTGGGGTCGGCATCCTTCAGGTATTCTGCGACAAACGTCCTCTCATCCTCAGTTAGGATGGTTGGTTCTGGTTTATTTTCTGAGTTTGCCATGATATGGCAGGGATTGTAACAGGATTAGGGAACACACGGGCATAAAGAAACCCGCCGAAGCGGGTCTGGTTGAGGGTAATATTATCAGGATTACCTGAGTAACAGAAGTACCACAATCGCTGGGGATATGGCCAGTGTTAACAAGATTAAACCAGGTAGCCAGTCAAACATCATCTTGTTATCGCGTAGGTTATTGTGGTGAGATTTGTGTAATCTGGCGTCTGCCCTGGGAGGTAGATCCTCACAGGCGCTCCAGGATGCCTGTGACGGGCATAACTCACTAGACCCCTAACACTGGTACTAATTTCAACAGAACAGCTTATAGGGCTTATCTGGTGAAGCGTGAAGGTTGGTTCTGGTAGCTGCAACTCGTACTGATGAGGTGGGGGTCGCAGGAGACCTTCTCGTAGGGTTACAGGCATTATGCTAAACACCCCCTGTAACGAACTCTGTCGTCAAGCTCATCCTCGAGGATACCGTTCTCCTCTTCAAGGGTCGCAAGCTCACCTCTTAGAAACTCTAACTCCTGGATGTGTGACTGATTCTCCCGGTAAAGCTTTACATTTCTATTTGCTGCGCTTAGTAGTGCAGACTCAAGGTCATCTATTACTTCTTTATCATCCATCATGTCAATCTCCACGCTGATTTGTTTAGTTGTAGTCTAAGCTCTTCCAACTCAAGGGTTAGATCCCTGGACTTCCTACGAAGCTTCTCTGCGTCGAGCTTGACCTGTTTACTGTCGATCTCCAACCGGTCGAGGGTCGAGTCCACATATTCGTTGTTACGTAGTGTTATAGGATTCACTTCATCTCCATCCTGGTTAATTACCGAATCTAAGAAGTCGCCATTCAAACCGTCCGCGTCTGTTCAGGATGTAGGTTTCCCTCAATGTCTCAACACTTAACCATCTAACCTCACCACGTGGGTCTCCTTTCGGAAACCATAGAAACTTTCGTCTAGTTCTAATGTCACCTTCTAGCGGTCTTCTCCACATCATATCATATCTCCTGGTTAGAATATTAACCATGTTGTTAGCACGGTTACAAAGAACACTGTGACCTTCAAAAGGTCTTCGTTTATGATCCGGTCCAGGTTTCTGTTTACAGACCTACGGTCACCGGTCATTGCATTAAACACTACTAGGGTTCTACTGTCAAGTTCTTTCTTCTGTAACATGTTTCGTTTCTCCATCGTTTCGATTTACCAGTGGGTGTTAGTTTTGTTAGCGGCAGCTGATTTTGGAACTTTAGGGGGAAAATTGGGTTATTTTGGACAGTTTACAGAAAAGTGTAAACCATTTACGTCACTTTTACACCTTTTTTCAGTTGTAAGTTATTGTTATATATATAGTATTTACACTATTTACAGTTTTTATGTATATATTGTATTCTAATGGGTAGATTTAGAGAATATAGCTAAAAAACACTAAAATTTCCCTTATGGCTCCAAAAGTCTACCTAAAAACTGTAAAAGTGTAAACCCACAAAAAGCCTAAAAAATAGGGGTCTATAACTTATTGATTTATATACATAGTTTACACTATTTACACTTTTTTATTCTCTTTTTGTTAGGGTAAACCCTATACAAGCAAACTCTAAACTTCGATCAAACCGTGTACCCATTCGACTTTAATTCCTAAACTTAATTCCCTTGACCTTCGACCGATTTACCATGGCGCTGGTTATACTAAGGGTAAACCCTACACCTTTATAATTCTCCCCCAGTCAACATCCGTTAGACTTTGACTATCATCAGGACACAATCGATAGTTAAAACCAATTTCCATTTAGTATCTAATCCTGATTTAATAGCACCTGTTTAGAGCAGTTAACTTTATCGCTACCCCAGTACTTGAGACTGTAACCCGTGATATATTTTGTTGACGCATAACCTTTTTCTTTTAACTAAGGTTTTTATACCCGGCTTCGGGTAGCGATAAAGTTAACTGTTCTAACATACGAATGCACTGGTGAGAAGGTGCAAACAAAGTGTGGTAACTTGACTCCTTATAAAGATTAGCCTTGGACTTGTTACCGTTCTCCGATCCTCTCCTGGTTCATACCACACGCGGTATCTCACCCAGGTTCAGGGTTAATCTTTATAGAGAGCGAGTTTAAAATGCAACACGCAACACAACTCAGTCAACCCAACAAAGAGATAGCAGCAGCCTATCTCAAGGTATTAGATCCAAACGCTACACAGTTCACCTTCCGTTGGATAGATGACAACAAAGACCGCAATTTACCAGTGGTTATCGAATCAGGAACCCTCGATGAGATGTTCCCCACCCTGGTTGAGAAGAATCAACAGGGGTACGGTATCTTTGTCAACGTGCAAGAGACAGACGGAGAGGGTGGTGCGTCTGCAAACATTACGAGAATCCGCACTGTATTCCAAGAACTTGACGAGACACCACCGGATAACCCGTCAATTCAACCTCATATAATAGTATCCTCATCTCCAGGTAAGTTTCACAACTACTACCTGACTGAGAATATGAGCAGTGACCAGTATGATGACCTCTATCAACGGATGGTGGATCATTACGGCTCTGATCCGGGTGCTAATAGTATAGCCCGTGTCCTTCGAGTACCAGGATTCTACCACCAGAAGGTTGACGCTTCCAAAGGTCTCACTGGAGACCCGCACCTAGTGACATTCTTCTCATTCGGTAACTCTCCTAAGTACACAGTTGACACGTTACAGGATGTGTTGCTCCCCCCGACTACCGTAAAGTCTAAGCAGGTATCAGCGAGACCTCCTATAACCTGCAACCTGGACAAGGTTAGGGATCTTCTGTTCTCAATTCCCAACAAGGATGACCTACCGGAAGGAGAGTGGTTACCTATAATGTTCGCAGTTCACCATGAGACCGGTGGCTCTGAGGAAGGTAGAGAGTTATTCTTTGAATGGTCCGAGGGTTTCCCTAGCCATAAACCCGGAGACTATAAGAGATGGGACAGTGCGGGTAGAGACGGTAAGTCTAAACTCGTTACTGGAGGTACCCTTGTACAAATAGCCAAGCGTTATGGGTGGACCCCTCCGGTTGAAGAAAAACCATCTCAGGTTACAGCAATGGAAGCATTCAGGGATATCCCTGAACTACCAACCACACCCGAAGCCCCAGTGACTTTATCCAGTGACACTTTAGATGGTTTATTGGATCAAGCGAAACTCGTAAAGCAAAACGACAAGCCAGGAGCACTGAGAGTATACAGACTGGCTAAGAAACTGGGGAACATGGAAGCCAGCGCCGTAGCCAAGGAGTTGAAGGGGTTCAGTAAGACTGACCTTGAGGTTGACTTGAGAAGGGAGCTTAAAATGGAGTCTGAATACTTCGGACCTACATGGCCACACCTAAACGCCAACGACACTCCTAAAGATCACACTGATAACCTTAAGATGATACTAGATCTTAAAGGTGCGTACCTCCAACATAATGAGATGAACCGAATGTGTGAGTTGTTAGGGGTGGATTTAAATTGGAACGAAGATAAACGCTCAGATGAACAGCTGACAGAAATAAAAAACTGGTGCAGTGAGTTCAACATGCCTGATAGAAGAGTTGAGAATCATATTGTCAGGATATCTGAGTGTAGATCATACCATCCTGTAAAGACCTTACTTGAAAATACACAATGGGACGGTGTTAGTCGGTTCGGTAAGATTCTTGATACAATACCTTGTACTGATAATAAGATGAGGGATATCCTATTATTCCGTTGGTGTCTGTCCGCAGTCGCCGTGTTGAAAGGTCTAGGAGCGTGGAATCAACCAGCTCGTGGTGTGTTAGTGTTCGTCGGCACTCAGGAATTTGGTAAGAGTACATGGTTAGACTTGTTGTGTCCCTACAAGGGTGGGTTCCTCAAAGGTGCTGAGTTACAGATATCCAATAAGGACAGTAAGCTGGCTCTACTTGAGTACTGGATGGCTGAATTAGGTGAGCTTGACAACGTGTTAGCTGGTTCAAGTGCAGGCGCGTTGAAAGCATATCTTGACTTACCGTTCGATAAGATACGACCTCCTTATGGAGCAACAGCTATAAAGTTCCCGAGGAGAACTGTATTCTCCGGAAGTGTTAACGAGTTTGAATTTTTGGTAGATCCTACGGGGAACAGTAGGTACTGGCCAGTGGAGCCAACTAACATAAACCTTGACGCAATGAGGGCTATGCATAACTCCGGCGAGGTGTTACAATTCTGGAAGGAGATTGAGCATCATTACGATCAAGGTGAACAGTGGACACTGAACGAGGGTGAGAAGAAGATGTTATGTGAATACAATAGACAGTTTGAACAGAAGACCCAGATGGAGGAGTTACTCCTTGACAAGTTCGACTGGGACTCGAAGGAACGAACTTTCTGGGACAAAGAGCAGATTAAAAGTACTCTCGGGTTTGTAAATCCTGCGATGTTTCAAAGTTACAACAAGGATCTAATATCTGCCTTGAAAAAATTAACTGGTCAGAACAGAGCTAAAACTTGCTCTAAGACAAAGTCTGACGGTAGTAAGACAACGTTTAGAGGGTGGGGTATGCCACCAGTGAAAGCTACTCATCATTTCTCATCGGTAACCTAGGAATACCTTATTCCCAATAAAATAATGATTGACAACCCTATATCAAAAGTGATACCGTATACCTTATAATATATCAAATGTAGGTGTGGTGGTGAGTAAAGGGTATAAGATAAAGATTAGGAAGGGTGTTAGGTTGTGGAGTACCCACCCATCTCGAGAAAGGTGGTATGAAAACGGTCGAACCCGTACAGTGGATGTGCACCATAGAATAGAAGGATATAGTATGCCAAATGGGGATGTTATTCAGCCGAGATTAGTATGGTCGGGAAGTGGTGGGTATTGGGTAGAGGTTGAAGAGTGTAATGCGGAAATTATCACAGAAAGGTGACGTAAATGAGTAAAGATTGTATTAAGCTTAAGAACACAAAGAAGGACGGGACTAAGATGCGACCTGGGACCAACGCTCCTAGTATGCACTGGGCCTATATTATATATGACGCCTATCGAGACCTTGAAGGAGTCAGCATAGTATACGACGATGGGGTACCAACTTTACGGTTAACAAAGAAACTCATGCAGGATAACGAGATTGCATTTCGTCACATTATGAGATTCACCAAGCTACATGATATAGACTTTGACATTGACCGGAATGAGTGTAAAAATTGCCCGGGTCATAATGACTGTGTTAAAAACTTGGAGAATAAGTAATGATAGAAATTAGAGGTGTAGATGGTAGTTTTATAACTAAGGTTGAATCAGACACTCTAAGGAATGCTAACCTTCAAGGTGCTAACCTTATAGGTGCTGACCTTCAAGGAGTTGACCTTCAAGGAGTTGACCTTCAAGGGGCTGATCTTACTTCCTCTAAAATTAGATGGTCTAACCTTGCTGAGTCCGACCTTAGCGAGGCTAACCTTAGCGAGGCTGACCTTACTGGAGCCAACCTTGCATATTCCGACCTTAGTGGTGCTGACCTTGTTAGATCTAACCTTATGGAGGCCTCCTTTAATGGTGCTAACCTTGAAGGGGCTGACCTTAGAGGGGTTGAACTTATGGAGGCTAACCTTCAAGGTGCTGACCTTATAGGGGCTGACCTTATGGAGGCTAACCTCGAAGGTGCTGACCTTAGAGGTGCTAATTTTATAGGGGTTAACCTTATAGAGGCTAACCTTAGAGGGGTTGACCTTAGAGTTGCCAGCCTTGACGGTGCTAGCCTTGAAGGTGCTGACCTTAGAGGGGTTGACCTTAGAGGGGCTGACCTTGAAGGTGCTGACCTTGAAGGTGCTGACCTTAGAGGTGCTAACCTTAGAGGGGTTAACCTTAGAGGGGCTGACCTTGAAGATGCTAACCTTGAAGATGCTAACCTTAGAGGGGCTGACCTTAGAGGGGCTGACCTTAGAGGGGCTAACCTTGAAGGTGCTAACTTTGAAGGTGCTAACCTTATAGGGGTTGAATTAAGTGAGGTGTTGTCATGATGTATCCAGATGAACCACAAGAAAAGTTTAATATAGAGATCCTCCTGGTTGGTAAGAATCGACTAACTACCAGTCCTATGTCGTTGCAGAGTATAAGGAACCTAGTCGCCAAGTGGAGTGACTCTAACGTTTCTGTATTATCAGCTGAAGTCGTAACTAATGAGAAGGCCGGCTCAACTGAAACAAGGATCTTAAACAAAGAACATATCACATCCTTGAACTTGCCGAACTTTCTAATGGCTAAACTTAAAACCGGAGGAGGCTTCTAATGAACGATAATAAAATTACTACACTTAAGACGGTAAACACTGAACCCGTGGAAACCGACATTGAGAAGGTAAAACGACTTTGTATGACTGCGTCAGAGGAGGAGATGGAGAGTGTCGTTATACTTGGTTTTTGTGGTGACGATGTGAAGTTGATAAGTTCGGAGTCTTCAGACCCTGAGATACTATGGTTGTTCGAGACAGCAAGAACCCTTCTGGTAGAGGGTCAGTTCTCTAACGTACACGAGGATGGTGAGTAATGAAACAATTCCTTTACGAGATGCGTCTGCATCACGAGGCGGTAACTAGAGAAGGTAATAAGCGTCCATTTGGGTGCAAATGTACAACCCTTAGGGATAGGTTAACGGGCGACGGATGTGACGAATGTTACCTTGATGAGTCATCAAACGATGAGGGATGTGACGAATGATACTGATTAAATGCGAGGGTAACATAGTGGGTGTATTACCCGAACCTGCAAGTGAGAAAGAGATTGATGAGCTTCTTGAGCAGAAGGAAAATTACTATTGTGCAGAATGTAAAGTAGTAATAGTAGATGAGGAGGATTTATGAGCTATAAAGTATTCGATTATAAGTGTCCAGAGTGCAAACAGACCGCAGAGTACATGATCCACTCAGGAGATACTACACCTGTCATGTGTCCACTTTGTCTAGTCGACATGAAGAAGTTGATATCGGCACCCGCATGCGTAAACGGTAACTTTCACGATGGTCCTAAGGTTAGGAGTAAGTAGTGCACCCCTGTAGATTAATGAGAACCTACTACGTCAACATCCTCAAGTCCCCAGGCAACCGTGCAACCATAGCACAAGGCGACTGGACCACCTGTCACAATTACCTACAATCCTACGTTCGAACCCTACCTTCAATGTCCACCCTATCATGGGTAGCCTCCCACCCCATCCCGGGGTGGGTTCCCCGCTTCACAAATAAAACTTATACCGCGATAGAAAAATAAATGTAAAGTTTTACTTGCATTTGTCGTTATACCTGTCATACTGAACTTGAAGATTGAGAAAACATAGACAGGAGATGTAGATAATGACTTCTAAACCGATAAAGAATCCACTTACAGAAGAGCAGGCTAGACTTATAGCTAAACACCTCCACGAGGGTAGTATGGAAAAAGCTAAAGACTTGTATGAATCTAGCGCCTTGAATATGGTTACCTGGGAAACTGTAGTATTCAAAGAAAGAATACTTGATCTTAAAAAAGTATATAATGGGAGACAGACATGAGACAGTCAATTTATAACATCCATAGAGGCTATCAGGAGGCAAGGGATGACCTTAGGCGGGAAGAGATGGAGCGTTGCCACCAGGTAGACAGGTGGACTTTCGTGATTAGCATAATTTTCACCATCAGCCTTATCCTCGGAGCTATGGTAATTGATCCACTGAATAGCGGACTTTTCTAACAGGAGAATATGATGACTTACACAGAATACCCCATGAAGGAAGATTTTATCACATATCAGAAAGTAATTGACGGTGATATCGAGGTAATCTTGAACTACGCTGAGTTTCAACAGTTGAAGGAAGAGGTATCCCGATCGGAACTGAATAAGTTTGAGGAGGTGTTCGAAGCTGAAGAATATGAGGCTGCCCTATGGGATTACGAGAACTCCAGGGATCACCTAGGTTCTGTTATAGATTCACATTTGACCGGTTATAATGACCTTGATATCGAAGTAGACCTTGACGATTGGGGAGGTATGTAATGCATAATTTGATAAACCTCCTGATGAATGATGACATCCAAAATGTTAATATAAGCTTCGAGGAAGGCGAGTATTATATCAGCTGGAAGGTGTTCACTGACGACGGGGATATTAAGACTAAACATAAGGCCGGTGACAATCTCCCGGAGATTCTGTCAGAGATAGTTAACGATGTGTAGTTTCGTAATAGGATTGCTGATCGGACAGGTAGAAATGTTTGACAAGGTTTTTAACACTGACCAATGGTTCGCCATTGAACCTGAGCCTAAACAAATTAATACCTATGAGAAGGTAACCACAACAGGAGAAGATGATGAGATTTGAATCGAGAGCGACTTATGCTGGTTTTCAAGGCGGGGGTGAGAAGGTTTTCACCGACCTATACGATACAAGGGTCAAGGTTGCCGTACCCAAAGCATTGGGTGGTGATGATGTAGGAACTAGCCCACTGAAGATCATGACCTCGGCTGTTGCCAGCTGTGTACTCCTTATGGTGATGAATCAGCTGGATGAAAGTGAGACTGAGAGCATGACAGTTGACGTGTCAGCGGGTAAGAAAAAGGTAACCAAAGGTAAAACTCCATGGTTAACTGATTGGGTGGTACAGGTAAACCTTCCAGAGGCTGATGAGACAAACCTTGACCTTATTGAAGCTGTACTTAGAGGAATACATGGGTGTCCAATGGATGCACTTTTAGAGCAGGCCGGGGAGAGACCTCTAGTGCTTTTGAATGGTGTTGAGTTAAATAGAGGTGACATATGAACGAACTTAAGCAATATCTCATACTGATGATAGCATTGCTAGTGCTATGTTTGGTAACCATACCTTTAAAGGCCTCACCGGCACCTGAACCTCAAACTGTATATATAGCACACAAGTGGATATGTGATGGCGTAGAGAGTAAACGGTACAAGCAGTTTAACGTTCAAGTTAATTGCAGGGTTATGATACTGATTGACAATAAGCACGTCATACCTTTAGTTGTACCCCCTAAGGTAATTGATGCCATTATAAGAACATACAATTATGAAAACGGTAAAGCTTAGCTTATACTATAGTTAAAGGTAGAGGTTAGCATGAAGAAATGCTTATGTGTTCTGGTGTTGATACAATTGTTAACCTTTATAGTATACAACATCATGAGTTTATCAGTTATAATAAACTGACAAACAGGAGAGTGAAATGAAAAAGTTGAAGTTGATATTAACATTAACCCTTTTCCTAGGATATATTATTACAGTAACGCTTCTTATCGGAACCGTTGCGACATTGATAGGTTAGATTGGTGTATGCAAGAAGTACTATTTTTAGTTTGGTTCCTTGGGGTATGTGTTACCATATTATACTTCAATGGAACATTTATAGATGCTATGATTACAACATCGCTATTTATAGCATTCGGGCTTTGGTTAGGTAAACTACTTGACCTACTAGAAGAGAGAACAGGAGAGGATAATGAAAAACAAGATGAAAATCTACAAAAGCAGTCGAGTGAAGAGGAATCGGAGGTTGACGAGGTCTAATAGGAAGGCTTCATTGGTTGAGAGGTCTATCAGAAGACCATGACTACTAACCTAAGCCCTGACGTGGAGCTCCTAATCGATACCTTAATAGGTCAACTTAGGACAATTTACGCGAAAGAAGGATTCCTTCAACTAGCGAAACCTGACTCAGATTTAATAATTAACAGGTTGCACAAGTCCATATTATTGTTGGATGAGATTACGAAGTTAGCTAAACCGGAAAATGAGGTTGTACACTGATGAAAGATGTAAAAACAGAATGTAGTTTGAAGAAAGCCATTGTGGTCATACTAGCTGTATACATTACAGCGTTTATAGGGTTATCCATTACTATGGGATGGGTTCCTTTGATCGGTAACGTGTTTGGCTTGTGACGGGGGATTGTAACAAGGACCTTGTTATGAGGTCCTATAACTTTGTGGAGAATTACAAACCAGAGGGTTCTGTCCCGTACGGATTTAAGATAGCCTGGTTACTTGTCGTATCCAGATACTCACGACCGAAAGACAGAAAGTCGAGGTTCAGATAACTAGGAAAGACTATGGATGATAATAAAATAAAGGTTTGTTGGGGTGAATCTAGAACTATAAAAGGTGTAACTGTAGCACCTATGATTAGATCTGAAGCTTGGTGGCGTATGAACAATCACTGTATAATTGATAGACTCCATGTATTAAAATCAAAAGGTTGTTATGATAGGGTGGTTACATCTTTATCAGAAAGTTATATAGGCAAACCGTACCACATGTGGTTAGATATAGATCCTTCTATTTGAGAGGAGATAGTAAGATGATTGAACCAGTATTTAAGAAAGATTTCGAGGACAAGAACGACATCGTAAAAGAATTTGGTATAGACCCAGTGAGTTTAAATGCTTGCTCTATTTTATTCGCGTACTATGGTGAGGTTTGTGGATATGATGGTGAAGCCTTTGTCCTCTTCGAACAGGACGGTAAGTTGTACGAGGTGAACGGGTCTCACTGTTCCTGTTATGGTCTTGAGGGCCAATGGGAACCTGAGGAGACTACAATCGATACTCTTTTATACAGAATAAATGACGGGTATTTAGGTTCCGATCCTTATACCGGGGATATCTTCGCCATTGAGTTGAAGGAATTTGTTAATCAATTATGAGATTCAGATAAACCAGGAGAGAAAGATGGTTGTCACAGACGTAGAAACAGCAATCGCTAAATCAATAAAATCAGGAGATAGCGTATTCATTCATGGTGGACAAATGATGCCCACTGCCCTTGTCAACGAGTTAGTTAATCACTCCGAATCATTGGACGGAGTTGAGACGGTACACCTACACTTAGAGGGACCTGTCCCATTCGTGGAGGAGTTACCCCCTGGGAAGTTCAAAGTAAGCAACTTATTTGTAGGAGGTAACACTAGGAGTAACATGCTAAACGGTGGAGGTTCCTATACTCCGGCAAGCTTAAGTGTTATACCCAAGATGATGAGGGAAGGTGATATCCCTGTAGACGCTGCTCTACTTAGCGTATCCGAACCGGATGCACATGGTAGAGTGTCACTAGGAACCTCCGTGGACGTAGCTTACGCAGCATTCCGGTCTGCTAATGTGAAAGTTGCCCAAGTGAGAAAGGGTATACCTAACACTATGGGTATTAGTTTGGATATTAAAGATTTCGATTATGTCGTTGAAAGTGAATCACCTATACCATCTCCCCATGTAAAGGTGCCCTCGGAGGATCAGGAGATTATAGCTGAACTAGTGGCAGATGAGATTGGTTCAGGATCTACAGTTCAGATGGGTATTGGCGCTATAAGTTCAATGTTGGCATCAAAACTGCATAATCACCACAACCTTAGTATATGGTCTGAGATGATCACCGATAGTGTGATTGACTTAGTTGAATCAGGGGATGTAGTCGGACCCGTCACAACATCATTTGCGGTAGGTACTCTAAAACTATGGCGGGTTGTTAACAATAACCATCACTACCAGTTCCTACCAATTGAGAACGTTAACGGGTTCAATAATATTGCATCTAGAAAGAACTTCTGTGCGGTCAATAATATAACCCAGGTTGACCTCCTAGGTAACAGCAACTGTGACCAGATGGGGAACGCAGATCAGTATAGCGGTATTGGTGGACAGATGGACTTCACCCATGGTGCAATGTACAGTGAAGGCGGTAAGTCATTCCTGTGCCTTAAGTCTAGAACCAGCAGCGGTAAGTCAAGAATATCCTTATCCTTGCCGGAGGGGGTGGCTTCAACAATACCACGTAACCTCGTAGATTATGTTGTAACTGAGCAAGGTATTGTAAGGTTGAAGGGTTTGAATATACATCAACGGATCAAGGCTATGATATCTATAGCACACCCAGAGGAACGGGAGAGGTTGGAATGGCAATCAGCATTAACATACGGCACAAGGGGTAACGTATACACATCATAAATTAAACTTATGGTAGGTATATAAAACTTAAATGCAAGTTTTCCTTGACACCCCTTGATTGGGGTGTCACACTTACGGTCACAGTTAATTAAAACAGGAGAGATCAATTGAAGCAGAAAGTTTATGTAAAAGGTTCAACAAAATCCGAAGTAAAGGAGCTTTAACATGGGACATACATCTTGTAAAGGTTTCACCTGTACCCTACGAGAACCGGAAATAATTGATGTCGGGATGAAACTCAAAGAGGTTTCCATTATAGATGACCTCGACGAGGTTCTACATGATGGTAAATGGGTCACCTTCATAGACGTTAAGGATTTCTACACCCCGGGGAGACACCTACTGGAGACGAGGGTTACACAATGAGTTTATTAGGATCTGAGGAGATGACAGGATCTAGTTTACAAAAAGCTTTGGAGAAGGACCCGAACGGAATAGGTCAACATGAGGTAGGGTCTAAGTTAGATTCTGGAAAGGACCGTTGCGGTCTAGTGTTGGGTGATTTTTCAAGGGCTCTTAGGATGGTGTCAAAGATTGGTACGTATGGAGCTAAGAAGTACACAGATCATGGGTGGTTGGAGGTGCAGGATGGAGTTGAACGTTACACTGATGCCATGCTTAGGCATTGGTTTGATGAGAACACCTCCTGCTTCAATGATGATGACACTGGATTACCTCATGCTGCGCATTTAGCATGGAACGCGTTGGCTAGATTAGAGCTAATGATTAGGGAGGACGGTTTGCATGAAGATTAATCCAGATGAGTTGAAACAAACTGACCGAGGGAGAAGAGTAAGGTTTAAGAAAGGCGATCAGTTGGATAAGCTAACAGTCATGGAGTATGTAGGTAAGCGGTACATCCCCTGCGAGAACTCATACGATCCAGTGTACGACTGTCTCTGTTCGTGCGGGGATAGCGTTCTAAGAGCCCAGAGTTACCTTGAAACCAGGCGTAAGGATAAACAATGTGACAAATGTGCTTACTCGATATCCGCACAAAAGGTTAAGAAGACTTGGGAAGAGAAGAAAAGAAAAGCCAAGTCAAACGTAAGTCTTACACAGATGCAGGTTCAATGTTTGTGGAGACCGACATGTACTTAGAAACAGGGCTATAAAAAAAGAAGCCCCGCTAAAAGGTGCGAGGCTTAAAAATGCGCGTACATCAGGAGAATATTGCCCGCGCTATAAACTAACCATATAATATAACAGGAATAGATAGATGAGTGGTAAAATTGTAAGACGTGATATAACAAAGACCGTGGGATACACATGTACTGATGGCACACATTTCGTTGTAAAAAGTGATGCTATCGACCACCAGTTAGGTCTAGATGTAGCAAAGTGGTATAACGACCCAGACAATTCCATCAGGAGCTACCTAATACCAGAGGTGGAGGTCTCGGATTTTATAAATTGGATACTTGACAATGGTACGGTTGTTAAGAACATTCTAACTATGAGTAGACCGGAGTAGATCATGGACATTAAAGGTTCGCACTTCACAATACCTGAAGGTTACAAGGTGACCAAGCAGGAACGATACCAGCAGGATCAAGCATTTAACCGTGTGTGGGATTTGTATGAGAAAGGTGAACTTTCCTTATACAACGCAAGGCAAACTCTACATGAGGACTATTCTGGAATATTCCAGGCTCAAATGAGAGGGGTTAACTGGGGATGAGAAAACTAGAACCATGCCCCCAATGCGGAGAGCAACCGGGAGTTCACTTCATGGCGGGGAAGTTCCATGTTACCTGCGATACTAGAATGTGTACATCCCACATGATACTATACAAGGATACATATTCCCAGGCCATCATACAATGGAATTTATCACTTGAAAATAAACCTTTACATAACTTACGAGGCGTGTTACCTTAACACCTCAATTCAACCAGGAGAGACAAATGAGTATTGAAAACGAGATCAAGAAACTTACCGCAGCAGTAACAGCCCTAACTGAGACAATGGGCTCTACGCTAACCAAACAAAACGAGGCGGAGACAGATGTTGAAGAATCTAATGAAGTTGTTGTGGGTACTCCCGCAGCTAGTGACCCTACACCTGTTGCAGTTGTTCCTGCTCCTATTACTCCACCTGCACCTGTTATTCCGGACCCTGTTGTGCAAACTCCAACTTCTCCGGTTGTGGTTGCGCCTCCAGTTCCTGAGGCTCCCATCCCTACTCCGGCTCCTTCTGCACCGGCAGCTTTAAATCCTACCCCAGCGCCTCCGACAGCTATCGTTTCCCGTCCACTGGTAGACCAGGCGATGCAATTAGCTGCTCAACGGTCACAGGCTACAGGTAACCCGGCAGAGGTTATGGGTATCGCTCAGAAGTTTGGAATCTTTGATATTGCATCTGCTACAGATGAGCAGCTTACATCATTAATCGGGGAACTTACCATTGGAGGTCAAGCGTGAGTCACGCTACACTGTCTCCTTCATCAGCAGATAGATGGACAACTTGCCCCGGGTCGGTGAGGTTGTCTAAAGGTATGCCGGACTCCTCAGGAGAGGCTGCACGCGAGGGTACCGCAGCCCATGACCTACTTGAACGGTGTATTAATACAGATAACTCACCTCTTAATTGTATAGGGACTAAAGTCAAAGGTGGGGAACAGACGTTCGTGGTCACTGAAGACATGGCTAATGCTGTGAATGTTGCCTATGAGTATGTTAAGAGTGTAACGAATGCCGGGGTGCCAGTATTCACAGAACGAAAGGTTGATCCCGGTTCAATGATGGGCCGTACTGATATAGAAGGTACAGCTGATATTACAATAATGTACGGGGGTAAACTTACAGTACTCGATTATAAACACGGTAGAGGTATCCTAGTCGAAGCACCAGGTAACCTTCAGACTTTGTTGTATGGTATCGGTGCACTAGCCTCACTCGAACCAGAATCCAGGGTTAAGATTAAGACAATCGAAACCGGTATCATTCAACCTAGGATTGAACATCCAGATGGTCCGATTAGATTGGTGTCCTATCCGATCGAGGATATCTACAAGTGGATAATGTGGTTCTCTGCCCGGGCGGCAGCTACAGATAACCAGGATGCTGAGTTGATTCAAGGTAAGAAGCAGTGCCAGTGGTGTAGGGCTAAAGCAGTTTGTCCTAAATTAAAGAAAAAAACACTTGACGTGTTCAGTGCAGTTGATGTAAGATCTATTGAACCTCAAGTATTGAGGGACCCAGAGACACTCACTATGGAAGAGATCAACCTTATTGATGACAATGCATCGATCATCGAAGGGTTCATCAAAGCGGTTAAGTCTTACAAGCGTAGCGAGATGATGCGAGGTGTAGACTTCCCAGGGTATAAACTGGTTAACGGTAAACCTGGGAATAGAAAGTTCACGGAAGAGCAAGATAAACTTGTATCGTTCCTCAGTAGGAACTTCGGTCTTAAGAAGGCTGAGGTTACAACAGAACCTAAGCTATTAGGTCCAGCTAAGATACTAACCAAGGTTAAGAAGGCTGAGAAAGGTACCGCAGCTAGAATTAAGAAGTTAGAGAGTATGATAGAAAGACCCGTTGGTAAACTGGAAATAGCACACGAAAGTGATCAACGTCCAGCAGCACAAACCAACCTACAGGAAGTCTTTAAGGACGTTCCAAAACTTGACAATGACAATCAGGAGATTAAATAAATGGCAACATTAAGATCAGAAGCAGTAACAGTTGGACCCGCAGTTGTAGCATACCCAAGGCTTGCACAACCCTCCCGGTACAAGAACAAGCCGGATGCTAAGCTACAGTACAGCGTTCAAGTTATCCTTACTCAGGAGTCTTATGCTCAACTCCTCCCTACCATGCAGGAGTTGGCGACACGGGCTTTTCCTAACGGTGAGTATAACGATGCAGACTTCGACTGGGGTGTACGTCCTACAGCAGGTCAACCTAACAGGTTCACCCCGGAGGCGGTACAGTCCGGAATGTACTATGCTAACGCCAGTTCATCTGAGCAGTTCAAACCCCAGGTGGTTGACCGTAACCATCAGCCGGTAATCGATATGGGAGCTATCCGCGATGGTTCACAGGTATACATATCCCTCACCTTCTATCAGATTGAAAAGGGTATCGGTGTCGGCCTCGGCCCGGTAATGTACATAGGGGATGGTGAAGCACTAAACACGGGCGGTGGTGTAACTGCACAGTCAGCATTCGCTGGTGTTAAACTTCCACCGGCAGCCCCAACCGCTGCACCTGTAGCCGCTGCACCTGTTCCAGGATTCGCCCCAGTACCTGGTCAATAACTAGAGGATAATTATATGAGAGATTTTTATGGGTACAATGGTGGACAAGGGTGTGATAACATGGAAGGTCCTTGTAGTTGCGGAGCGTGGCACAGTCGAAAAAACCCACCTCCTAATATGACATCTTACGGGAAGGAAGTTTTCAAGAAAAAGGATATGGAAAAAACCTGGAAGGTTTACGAGTAACACCCCCGGCAAGGGATGGAGCTACATGCCAAGGATGGCATCTTACCAATAGAATATAAGAGGTAATCCGAATGTACCCCGTGACAAATCTAGTACCCTATGACCTTGAGGTATATCCCAATTACTTCCTCGCAGGTTTTCAATTCCCAGATGGTACCGTATACCAGTACCGTATATCCGAAACGGTCAACCAATCTAACGAACTTAAACAATGCCTTGAGTACGTAAAGTCTCAAGGTTTTACTTTATGTGGGTATAACAGCAGCCGTTATGATGACCCTGTGTTAGGGGAAGTCTTACAGAACCCAGTATTGGAGACAGGTTACAATACAAGCGTTGCTATAATTGAACATAACACTCCAAGTTGGAACCTGAATCAGGACATTAAGTCGATTGACCTGATGCAGATCATGCGTGGTCGTATGAGCTTGAAGAAGGCTGGGGTCTGCCTAGCGCATCCGAAGCTACAAGAGTTACCATTTAACCCACACCAACCTCTAACGCCGGATCAACAGGTTATAATAGACAAGTATAACGTTAACGATTTACTGGTAACCAGGAGACTCCAGGAAGAGATGCAAGGAGAGTTGGACTTGCGCTCCGAGATGTCAGCTAACTATAACACTGACCTACGGTCGAAGGGTGATGCTACAATTGCCGAGGTTGTATTGTGCCAGGAGTATGAGAAGGTCACAGGCGTAGATGCTAAGACTTTAAAGAAGTTAGCCAAGCAGCAGACTCCAGAGGGTTCTGTGATCACGGTCGAACCTCCTACCTGGTGGGAAGGGTTGAGGTTATTAGCCGAAACTTACCCTAGTGTTGAGAAGGTTATGGTTAAAGGAGATGAGATATTCCATAAACCCATCCACATTGTAGGTGGTTACATGGAGAAGGGTGCCCTTGCATCAAGTCTATTCCTAGCTGACAGGTGGTACACCTTGGGTGTGGGTGGTCTACATTCAGTCGATGGTTCCGGGTCTTGGGTTCCCAGAGAAGGGGAGTCATTAGTTGACGTTGACGTGACCAGTTACTACCCTAACATTATGATAACTCAGAACCTTTACCCTACTCACTGGGGACGAGAGTTCATTGATATATTCAAAAGTATTGTAGCTAGACGGACTAAAGCCAAAGCAGCCGGTGATAAGGTTACCGCTGACACCTTGAAGATTGTTGCAAACGGTACGTACGGAAAGACCTCTGATAAGTACAGTGCTTTATATTCACCTTACACCACTGCGAACGTAACCGTCCGTGGTCAACTTTCCCTACTTCTACTAGTAGCGATGCTCAATGACAACGGTCACCTTACCGTCAGTGCTAACACGGACGGTGTAACGGTGAAGACTGGATACCCGTACAACATGTATGAGGTAGTATCCGAGTGGGAGAAGTTCACCGGGTTCGATATGGAGTATACAGACTACTCTGGACTATACCAACTTGACGTTAACAACTACATAGCTTTGACTACGTGTGGTAAACTGAAGACTAAAGGTAGGTTCCAAACTCCAAAAGTTGGAGAGTTTGACATGACACATACTCCAAACTACCAGGTATGTGCTAGAGCTGTACAGGCTTACCTTTCAGATTCTACCCCATTGGGTGACACCGTTAGAGGATGTACTGACATACAAGATTTCATTCTAACGCAGCAGGTCAGAGGTGAATGGGCTGTCAGCTGGCAGGGTGAAGAACTGGGTAAAATGTTAAGGTTCTACAAGTCAACTTCTGAGAACGCAGGCCCTATCATACGCACCCCGTTAGGAGCAACCGGTAACCTTGGTATGGTTACTGAGAGTGATAGTTGCACACCGGTAGCAGATCTACCGGGAGAGTTCCCCACCGACATTGACTACACCTGGTATCTCAACAAGGGCCAGGAGTGGTTGGATAAGATAACTAAACCTAAGACACCTCATATGAACAATGTTGCATCTCTAATGATATCAAACGGTATAACACCTTGTTTGGTGGATACAACTAGTAAAAGATTGAGCCGGGCAAAGCCACCCATTGGAGGTATTGATTTCACCTCTATGGGTGACAATGAAACTCTGGGTGTAGCCACTGGACCTAACTATAAAATCATGGCTAAGCGTGATGAGTCAGGGAAAACCCTGAACTTATACAAAGTTCAAAGGGATTACCCGTCAAAGACTAGAACGTTGATCCTAAAAAACCACGGCTTCGAATTGATATACGGGGGATCTGTACCTTTTGATCCTTACACGACTCCGGTCATCGACCCAGACGAACCACTGGAACAGTACTATACACCCAGTGAATTATCGAAGGTGAAATAAGATTCTTTTTCCCTTGCTTATGTGGATATGCATGCCATAATAGAAACCATTGAACACAACCAGGAGAGATCTAATGACAGATACAAGATATAAAGTCGGAGACCCTATAAGGTTTCAAACCCCAACGAATGTTGACTTAACAGGGGTGGTCGTCAAGGCTACAAACTACGGAACACACGGCAACCAGTATGAGTTGGATAACGGGCATACAGTTAGGGACAGTAAGATTAAAGGGTATACCTGGGAATGAGTGATCAACTTGACATGTTCGGTTGTAACTGGGAGTTCGCCAACGATTTTAAAGGAGACACCTCCTGGTTCACAAAATGTGGACAGTTAATAATATTCAGCGGGGCTGACCCTAAGAAGGATTATCTATGTCCGGGTTGTAAGAACCCTATTAATTTTGGAGAGGTGCCAAGTGGCGATTAAGATTGATAAACCTATAATAGGTTACCAAGTTGTTACCGAAGAGGTGAGGACAATGGAAGAAATAGATTCGAACGTAGAGGTTATGAACGAGACAATCGAGAGACCCCAGAGTATATCTGGGACAACCTACAAGATAAGTCCACCTAATAGCAATTCCCTATACATTACCATTAACAATGTTATCCTCAATGAGGGCACTCAGTCCGAGTGTTATGCACCTTTTGAGGTATTCATCAACTCAAGGAACATGGAAAACTTCCAATGGATTGTTGCGTTGACAAGGATCATGTCAGCAGTATTTCGCAAAGGTGGTAACATTGAATTCATGATCGAGGAGCTTGAATCCGTATTCGATCCTAAAGGTGGATACTTCCAGAAGGGGGGTAAGTTTATACCTTCCCTCGTGGCTGAGATAGGTGGGGTAATTAAACAACACCTTACATCAATAGGTACCGTAGTTAAGGAGGAACTTCCAGACTACCAGAAAGCTATCCTTGACGAGAAGCGTGCAGAGTATGAGAAGAAGCAGGTTGATGAGTCAACGGTTGAGGAGTCCACTGAGTTCCCCTCAACAGCTACACTCTGTAGCAAGTGTAACACCAAAGCCGTCATCATAATGGACGGGTGTGCAACCTGTTTGAATTGTGGAGATAGTAAATGCGGGTAGGGGAAGATATGTCGAATGATACTCAATTACAAAAGGCTACAGAGCGTATTGGTTACTTATCGAGAGAGGTTAAGTATTTAAAGATAAGACTTAGTCAACGCGATAAAGATTTACACGCAGCCATTGTGGAAATAGAAAATTTAACAGGAGAACTAGGAAGATGCCAAAGAACAGAAAAAAGGTGAAAGTTAACGATCAATTCGAGCAGATTGTAGCCCCGTCTAAGTTCCGACTGGGTAACCGGAAGTCCACACTGACAGCTCATCAATTGTCGAACGACGACCTGATGAAGTACACTAGTGGTAAGGATAGGGTTAAGGCTGAGTCTGTCCTACGTATTCGCGGTGTCATCTGACGTGATTAAGGAAACAGATACTTACATCCATACAGAGAAGGGGTTAACGAAATCCCTAGATGTCGGATTTAAGGACGGGCGACTCACCATTATAAGATACATGGGTAAGCGTGCAGCGTTGAGAGACTCAGGCAAGAACCTCATGCCCTGTTATATGTGTCTGTGTGAGTGTGGGTCCACTACCGTTAAAGCTCAAACCTACTTCTACAGCACCAAGCGGTCAGGTCGAGTTTCACAGTGTAGAGTTTGTGCACTAGACCAGAAACACAGATCGGTAAAGAATAAACCTTCTACAGGGGTAGAGGTTTCTGGTGCTATATGGGACCCAAAATTCTACTAATGGGATTATAAAAAACTTTAGCTGCACAAATCTAAGAAATGTGCCATTATATAGTTAAAGGCGGGACTTCTAAAAAACTGACGGTTCATACCCGCAAAGGGTCAGAAGGTCAAAGGGTTCAACCCCCAAGCCGCCGCCAAATTTAGGAGCAAGGAGATGAGCGAACTACTTAACAGATTATTATCATGGAGGATCGGGCAATGGTCAGCAACAATAGATCATTGGGTGGAATGGCACAACAGACAATTGAGAAGATTATGAAAGTCACTAAGATCATTAATAGAATAGCAGTAGCAACAATACTACTTGGCGCAATGGCAATTTCCAGTACATCCGAGGCTGGGTGGTTTAACTCCAACGAGTCAAAGCAGGACAAGTTTGAAACATGCATGATTGAGGGTATGCGGGATCAGCATATCAAGATGAGAACTATAGTCATCAAGAGTTGTAAGAGGAAGAACCCTGAAGGCTATAAACAGTGGAAAAGGAATTGGAATAAATAGAGGTGAATTATGAACGGTTTTAAAACAGGTACATACAACACATCATTCCAACGCATACCTAAAGTTGGTGGGTTCAACCGGGTACAGGTTCTAGTTGAAGTTGACGCAGGTCAAAACTACCTATTCGAGTGGATCATTCCTCAGGAGAGAAAGAGTGACATTCAAACTAGGATGGTTTCCTGATGGTATTTGAAAACAAGTACCTCAAGAAAGAACAAAAGGTTAAGGTAAAAAGACTTCTCGAAAAGGACATCGAGAAGTCTGTCGGTTCATACGCTAAACGTAAGGGTGTGCTTACAGATAAATTCTGTAGCCCGTCAAAACCTAGCGTTCCGGATCAGATGTACACCTTCCCGGGTGGATTGATTGTGCTCATAGAATTTAAGGCCTCAGGTAAAAAACCTACAGTTAAGCAAGTTGAGGATCACAGGAAACGTAGAGACCAGGGTGGGTTGGTATATGTAGTTGACAACATAGAAGACGGTAAACGCCTGGTTGATCATTACCTTGCGTCAGGTTTAATACTATGACTTTACTTATATCAATAGCAGCATCCTAACATCATGTTATATAGGGAGCAAATGCATGATTACCAGGGGCGTATAGTAGAACATATATGCACCAATAAACAATCTATGGTGTGGGTCGGGCTCGGACTCGGCAAGACCGTCTCAACCCTGACGGCTATAGTAGACCTCATGAATTCCATGGAGGTTTACGGGGTTCTTATACTAGCGCCATTACGCGTGGTCCAGACTGTGTGGGCTCAGGAAGGTGGGAAGTGGGAACACACTCAGGGGTTAACCTTCTCCCTAATACACGGTAAACCAGAGGAGCGCGAGTGGGCCCTACGTAGACCAGTCAATGTCTACCTCCTTAATTACGAAGGTTCCCAATGGGCAGTCGATCAATTCATTAACCATTACTTAGTAAACGGAAAACCATTACCGTTTAACATGATAGTGTTTGATGAAGTCACAAGGCTAAAGAGTTCCCGTTCCAGGCAGGGTGGAGCTTGGGGTAAGGCAATCTCGAAGATCCTCCAATACGTACCGTGGCGAGTGGGACTTACGGCAACCCCAGCAAGTAACGGATTACAGGATCTGTTCGGTCAGTACTTAATGGTCGATGACGGTGAAAGGTTAGGTAGTTCCTATTCCAACTTTGAAGCTTCCTACTTCCAGACTGACTACAGCGGGTATAATGTTACCGTGACCCAGGATGGAGAGGGGTTCATAAAGAGTAGAATATCCGACATAACAATCCAGATGGATGCAGCGGACTACCTGGAACTCCCACCCGTAACAGTCAACGATATTGAGGTTGAGTTAACCCCTAAGTTGAGGAAGCAATATACCAAGCTTGAGAAGGAGATGATGCTTGAATTGGATACAGGTAGCCTGGTTGATGCCATGAATGCAGCGGTTCTGTCCGGAAAGGTTAGACAGTTTACCAACGGTGCAATGTATGTTGACCAGGTAGAACGTGACAAGTGGGAGGGTATACATAACCTTAAGCTTGATGCGTTGATGGAGGTTGTAGATTCTCTTAACGGGTCACCTTTATTACTGAGTTACGTTTTCAAGCACGATGCTATTAGGATTAAGGAGAGGTTTACCAAATCTGGTGTAGAATTCGAACACTTCACCTCTAAGGTTCAAGGAGATGAAGTCACCGAACTAATGGATAGATGGAACTCTGGGAAATTGCAAGTTCTCATGGGGCACCCTGCATCCATAGGGCACGGCTTGAATTGTCAGTATAGTTGCAATAATATATGTTGGTTTGGATTGAACTGGTCACTGGAATTATATGACCAATTCAATGGTAGAGTTGCCAGGCAGGGACAGGAGAAACATGTTATTATACACAGGTTACTAGTAAAGGATACTATAGATAAACTGATAAGTATAAAGTTGAGAAATAAGAGCGATTCTCAAGATGGAATACGTAAAGCTATTAAGGAGTATAGAAATGAGTTCAATTTACAATGATCATGTTAATCATGGGAGGTGAATCACAATGAGACTAGCTATAAGTGCGGGACATAATCCGCGGAGACAAGGGGCAAGTTACGAAGGTTTGACTGAATATCAGGAGGCTGTTATATGGTGTCATCATATTAATAAATTCCTAGAAGGTTCCAACGTAGATGTGTATGAGGTTCCGACAGGAAGGTTGAGGGATAAAGTAGAATTCGTAAACTCCCTAGGTGCGGACCTTGCAATAGAGGTTCACTTTAACGCATCCGTAGGAGATGCAAGCGGATGTGAGACACTACACTACCCTGGAAGTACCAATGGTATGATCGCTGCCCAGATCATCCAGGACCATATAGTAGGTGTAATGCAGAACAAAGACCGTGGTATCAAACCAGGGTACTACCAGATGAACCCTGCGAAAGGGGTTGATTATTTCCTTAGGGCCACTAACTGTACATCCCTCATTCTGGAGCCTGATTTTATATCGAAGATAGGGGGGTACCAATGGAACCGTAAATACATTTGCCGGAGCATCGCAGATGGTATCATTCAATATCTGGAGAACGTTTAATGTTCCCCCATGCAATAGAATTACTATACAAAGGAGAATCTACAGATGTTAACTGAATCAACTATAATAGAAGCCCTAGAAAAACATAAAGGAAATAAAACCTTAGCGGCTAAGAGTTTAAACGTCCCCCGTACCACTTTCAGGAGAACACTTAATAGGTACCTTAGACAGGCACCCGTAGCAGATGGAGTACAAGAAGAGGATACATTGACAGAACTCCAGGAGCATAAGCTAAAGGTTGAAATAAGGAACCTCAAGATAGCCAACAAGACACTTCTGGAGAACGCGGTATTAGAGGAGGACCTACTCAACATAGCAAACAGTGCAGCCTCCAAGAAACTAAATCCCCCTAACTGGTTAACTCCAGCTAAGCCTGGAAGGAAGCCCGCTATAGTATGCACTGTATTAAGCGATACCCATTACGATGAGGTTGTTGACCCGTACCAGGTCAACATGGTCAACGAGTACAACAGAGAGATTGCCGTAGAGCGCACCAAGGTTTACTTTGAGAATGTGATAAAGCTGTCGAGAGATTACGTCAGCGGTGTAAATATAGAAGGTCTCGTGGTGGCCTTGGCGGGTGATATAGTTAGCGGGTCAATTCATGACGAGCTGAAGGAGACTAATGAGACAAGTGTTATAGAGACCTCTATCTTCTGGTCCGATCAACTTGCTGCCGGATTCGAGTTACTCTTAACACACTTCAATAAGATATACGTTCCTTGTGTGGTGGGTAACCATGGTCGTGCTACCATGAAGTTCAAAGCTAAGGGTTTCGTTAAGGATAACTTCGACTACCTTATCTACAAGATTCTAGAGAGACACTTTAAAGATGACAGTAGGATAACCTTTGACATATCAGAGAGTGTTGATATGACATTCATGGTTTACAATTGCAAGTATCTCCTGACACACGGTAACCAGTTTCGAGGTGGTAACGGGTGGATGGGAGCCCTTGGACCTCTTCTAAGAGGTGTGCAGAAAAAGACAACCAGGGAGGCTGCGTTCGGTAATCACTTCGACGTAATGATTGTGGGACATTGGCATCAGTTGGTCTACCTTGATAACCTCATAGTTAACGGAACTCTGAAAGGTACGGACGAGTACTCATACTCCGGTAACTTCAAACCAGAGCCTCCTAGGCAGGCGTGGTGGTTGGTAACCCCTGATAACTATAAGGTCATGCAATGCCCTGTACATTGTAAGGGGGAGTTCGAATGACACCTATAATCTGGACCTTGGTTATATTTTTTGTTGGGTGGGGGTTATCTTGGTTGGGAGATAAATTCTCAATACTAGCTGTAGTATTGATCATCGTGCTTACGGTTTGTGTCTTTGAGATCTTTATTGATGAAAAAGATCTACCTTACAATTCGTACAGCGAGGAGTGGTAAATTAAAAAGGGGCCGAAAGGCCCCTTTATCTTATTTACCGTAGATCGTACGGTTATATATCTTAGAGTACTTCTTCATCACCTCTAACTGTTTTTTCTCCATCCTCTTAACAACCACATCGCTACCTTCCCTCCTCGCTTTATTCATCTGTTTCTTGATCTTCCTCAACTTACTCTTTGTGGCCTTCGCTAGAGGTATTAGTTTCAACCTCGGACCTACACTATTAGACATATCCTTAGCCCTTTCTGGGTAACCATCTCTAATAGCATTCCTTATCCTTTTGTTAATATCCAGTACCTCGTAGTAAGAATCGTAGAAGTCACTCTTTATATCAGACGGGGCAACGTTACCTACGACCTTTCTTGCTATAGGCATCTCTTTATATTCCCAAGGTTCACCGGTTATAAGTTTCCCGGCCATCCCATATGTATCGGCTGCGAACCTACCTAGTGATCCAGTAAAGAAGTCAAATCCCATATCGATCCATTCCGGACTAACGTCTACAATCTGCGGAACTTTAAGTGTCTCCTTATCCCTAAATGTCTCAGCTAACAAGTCAGCAACGAATCGACTCTCCTTCCTGGCACCAGAAAAGAATTTGGTTGCGTTATCTGCATCAGGATCATAGTTCGGGTATAACTTTCCACCGTGCCAGTCTCTATTTTCAGATACTCGTACTATAGGGTCAAGTAACGTTGGTGATATTGTCTGTAGAGGACTTCCATCTTGAAGGGGATTAAATGCCCCTAGGATAGTACTTATTAATCTAGGAGCAACGTCCCCTACTTTATACTCTGGATACATACCCATAGCGTGACTAGCTGCTGAACCTATCTCCTGTCCTAAAACTTGGAAGGTATTAAACCCCCATGGTGAGGGTATCTTAAGGAATATACCCTCCTCGTCATCAGTTACACCCATCCAGTCCATTATGATAAGGTTCCTCTCCCCGTATCTATCCCTAACCAAGTCATATTTAGAACGTCCCTCTTCATCGTCGTCACTACTCATACGGTTTAGGATATCAATCATTGCGGATATCGCAACTGTAGAGGCTAGCATTTTGTGAAGCCTATGGTTTTTAGGGTTACCTATTGCCCTTAACATCCTAGCACTACCTTGCACCGACGCATTGTAAAATAGGTAAAGTGAGCCGGCAAGAATAGCCATCTCACCTCGCCTATTAAAGTTTACTGTAAGCTCCTTTGCGAGTTTAGCAGCCTTAGCCTTACTTAACCCGGCGGCCCTAGCCTCCTTGTATGCGGCGAGTCTTACCCCGTTCTCGAATATAATATTGTAGTCACTTACAGCCTTCATCATACCCTTAAGTTTTCGAAGTCCGAAGTGCTTTTCTTGTTTAAGCTCCCACTGGATCTGCTTCATCCGAGTCTCAGCGCTTTCGTGGCTTTGAACCCACCCAGTCATACCCCCTTCCCTTCTAAACTCCTCAAATATCTTTGCGTACTCGTGAGACCCGTCACCTCTTAGGGCGTTCTTTATACCAGCTAGTGACTTAGGGATTGACTTTAAAACCTTTGCCTCCATACCCTTTAACTCTGTATCGGTAAGGTTATACACGGCTGTCTGTACGTCACGAAAAGGGTTAGTTGCCATAAACTCAGGAGATAAGCTAGTGTTAATCATAGCTAAAAACCTGTTAACCTTAGACAGAGCCCTAACGATACCATTTGTATCTTGGGAAGCCATCTTCTTTAGGGCTTCAGCTATCTGCTTAGCGTGAGGGTTATTCTTTTTAAAGTATACATATTTAGTTTCCCCTTCGAACTTGGCAGCTAATAAATAGTCATCCTGCATATTAGGAACTTGTGTTACTGTCCCGTCTGCGTTCTTCCTTGCCATCGTGGGATATTCTGTTGTACTCCACATCTTAGGGTTTGGATTAGCATCTGCTAACTTGAACATAGATTGACTAACCCTATTCGTATCCCCTCTTATCAGTGCGTCTGTATTCTGTAGGAAGATGTGAGCGAACATGTTCTTAAGATCTACAAGTTTCTCCGAACCACCTCTTAACTTACTCTCATGTCCCCGAACGTCAAAACCCCTTCCTCTAACACCTGCGTTTGCCGGGTCTTCAGTTTCCTCTCTCTGTAGAGGTATGTAGTGTTTAAACCTACCCCTCCAGAAATTAGCCTGATCAGTTGTTAGCAACCCATCATCTACCATCTTTACTAGACGTTCCTCATTAATGATGTCTACAATCTCACCAATCTTCTGAACCTTTTCGTTACCCTTGTACTTCTCCAGGATGGTGTTAGCGTTCTCAGTTGACATACCAGATAATGCTTTGTTCCTTTTCCTTTTTGGGTTCTTAGCCTCAAGGTCTAGGTTAGCCTCCTCGGCATGTCTGGCAAGTAAGAATTCAGATGCGGCTTCATGACTCAAACCAGAATTCCGAACCGAGTCCAGTAAATCCTGTTGTATACCCTGCTCAAAATCGTCAACCCTTGCTCTGGACATACCTGGAAATCTTACGATAGCCATGTCAACATCCATGTCTTCAGCGACTGGACCTATAATTTTCTGTGTTTTGGTTAGGGAGTGGAACTCGTCTACTATAGCTGTAAAGAACTTATCACGTAAGGTTACAACCTCAGGTGCATCAAACGATGGTTCAATCTCGAAGGTGGGAACAGGTTCAACCGGTGACAATTTAGTCTCAATATCAACGTCCTTCTCACTGAAGTCAGCCGGACTGCCATGGAAGGCAGGTGATAGTTTGGCAGCCTCCCGAGTTGGGACAACACCACCTTGTTTCGATATTTCAGATACCAACCTAGCATGGTCGTTAGCTAATACCTGGGATACTTCCCTTATCGCGTGATTACCAGCCTCTAACGGCTTCATCCCACCTGCTACATATTCTGCGGTTATGTCCTTTACGAGCTGGATGTTCTCCTCAGCCAGTATCCCGGATACGTTTTTCAAACAACTTGCTACACTCATTGTAAAATACCTGCGTTAATTATGGAGGTTAGTACCATTATTATCTCTTCGTCTTCTCTATGTAATTGTCTAAGGGATACTCTACCAGGATGTTTCGAACTTGACCCGCCAGGCTTAGCCGGTATGAATACGGCTGGCGTTTTCCCTGCGAATAGATTCTTGTCGTAACATCTACCTGGGGTAGCCGTAGTGGATAAGCATGTAAACCTACCTTCATGCGGTGCTACCTGCTCAGTCTTTGGCGCAAAGTTATACCTACGACCAGGGGTAGCAGTAGGGGATAAACCTGTGAACTCCCCCGTATGCTCTCCAACGGGGGGAACCTTCGCCGCAAAGTTATACCTTCGACCGGGTACACCTGTCGGGTTTAGTTGAGTAGTAGCCACTCCACTAGATTATAACAAAACCTTCGCTGGTAGGAGCTTCAGTCAATGCTGTGACTGTTAGTGTTGCTGTCCCGGCTGCGAAAGAGTAATCCGTAATATCGGTAGCCTGGTACTGTAACGCGCCATCCGTGAATATAACAATCCTACCGTTCATATGGTCTGCGGTGGCTTCGGTTACATCTGTAGTCGTTATTGTGGTTGTAGTTCCACCTGTTGCCGTGGCTACCACTATGGTACTAGCACTAACCTCCAGGTTATCAGCAGCAGTAGAGGATCCGCTTATTGCGGTTACGTCAGCGCTGAGTCTACCTGCGATGAGTGCAGCCGGTAACCTACCTTGTATATCTTGGGTGTCCACTTCGATTGCAGCTACACCAGTATCAATCGTGGTTAACGCTCCGCTATCGGGAAGGTTATCCGTTACAGCTTTGATACCATCCACTACTGTATCTATGGTTGTAACCGCTGTATTCGCTGTGACTGCTGCGTCCACCGCTGCCTCAATTGTATCCTCTGCTATCCTTGCAAACTCAGTAATCGTGACTGCACCACCGGAGTTGTCAGTCACAGGTCCGATTGGACCCCTAACATGTATTTCTCCACCAGTACATGAAGCGTTGATTATTATCTGCCCGAAACCTTCGAATGATATAGTAGTGTCTGCGGTCATACTCTTGAACTCAATACCACCCGAGTAATGCCTTAGATTGAAATTTACGACGCCTGCGGGGAAGCTTACAGATGGTGCGCTACCACCTGCGACTCCAGAGAAGCAATTATCCCAAATATAAGTACCTGCGGTAGTAAAGGTGGTATCACCGAGTATACCATTACGCTTCGATATATGTGGTCCAATAGTCGAATTTATAAAGAAAGCGTTTAATACTACTGGGGTACTTGTAGGAGCTACACCATCGTCCGAACCACTAAGAGCAGTTTGATCAAATACTGTACCACTAATGGAGTACCCACCCATGTTAACAGCACCACCACTACCGGAGATGTACATGTTCTCCAGGTCAGCTGTCAGAGTAACATTGGCCTTTGGAGAGAAGGTAACTCTTCGGATATTCAAGGAAGAGCTTAGAGTGGAAACCGCAGCTAATGTAGAGACTGGGTTATCTGCGGTACCGTCGATGTAGTCAACTGTATTTGTGTTAGATGCTGTCGGGTCGAACCATATCGAACCACTGGCGTATCCGACAGTCTGCCTTACTATAGCGTAAGAACAAATCAACCTGTCTGTAGCCAGGGCTGTACCATCTGAAGTTTCAAACCTTATCCGTACCGTTCCCTGATCCACTCCTGTACCAACATGGGCGGTTAGCATTGGGAATACGTTCTCGACGGCAGTTGTACCGTTGGCCCCTGGAATAATTCCTATCTGATCCCATGAAGCAAGGCCCCAGTTATAAGCAAAAACCTGGAAGCTGTCACCATTTGATTGAGCATAACCATTCCATGTTGTAGACGAGGGTACACCCTCTGCACCTAAATCGAACTCGTAGTACAGATCGATTACGTTTCCGATATCCTCAATGTAATGATGTACAAGGTCGAGCTGCCTGGTGTCCGCGTATGTACCAGTTATGTTTGTACCTGTTGTGACTACGGCTGAATCAGAAGCCACGGATATAGAAGATGTTCCAGTTGATAGTAAACCTACCTGGTCCCTTGACGCCGGGGCGGTCCCATCGGTGTAACCGGTACCGTCATACATCAATTCTAAGTTATCTGCTGCGGTAGTGTCATTTGATATCGCAACAGCATTACTATCTATCCTGTTGTTAGCGATGGCTAACGTGTTAAAGTTTGGAGCAACAGTGTAAACCGCACCGGGTATACCTATAACTTGAGTGTTACCAGTTGTTGTCTCGGGGGCGATTAGAATGTTGTCAGCATTTGTTTCAACCTGCGTAAGGTCAAATACATAATAACCGTCCTCAAGTTCTGTAGGGTTGGTGTCGTCAACAGCATTGGCCGCTCCACCGTCAAGTCTAAGGTTGGCTGTTATGTTAGCCGCATCTCCTGTGACGGCAGCCCCCGTAGTAAGGTCGAAAGCGAAAACAACCCACTTTTGACCAGCGACATTCTTTTGTAAACTCATTGTGTGATTCCTAAAAGGTTATAATAGTATTTAACTGCGGGACTTGAGGTTACACCGGACCCTTCTAAAATCGTAGCCCCGTATCCAGTAAGGTTTAACGTAGCCAATGAACCATTAATGGTTTTATTATCAACTACCGTTGCCGGGTATGTGGTTAAGTTAAGAACTCCTAAAGTACCAGAGACATTAGTCGTTTCAGCAGTTACGACTGTAGCCGGAAATGTTGTTAAGTTCAGAACTCCTAAAGTACCAGAGACATTAGTCGTGTTAAGATCTACAACCTCAGCCGGAAAGGTTGTTAAGTTTAAACTATCTAAGGTTCCACTAACGGTAGTACCTGTAGATGATACAACAAATCTGGTATACCCACTACCTGGTATTAAGTACACCCCAGAATCACTAGGGTCCTTAGTGTAACCTCTACCTGGTATTAGGTTACTCATTTAAGATACCGAGATATCATGACTTACGAAGAGATCACCGGCTCCAATATTAGGAGAACCTACACAAAGGTAAACCTCCGCCCATCCAGTTCCACCTGAGGTTGTAGTGGTGATTGACACAACCTCTGTAGTTTCAGAAGTCATGGAAGTTCCAATCCAAGTTTCAGATGAGGATGCGTTCGTAGTAGCTGCTGTAAGTGGTGTACTTAATGAACTTGACTCTATAAGGAACGCGGGATCTGCACTGTTAGGGCGGTAAACCTCTATCCAAAGTTCGTCATTGTTAAATCTATTACCCGTACCGGCTCCTTGCGCATCATGCACAACTTCAAGTGATACAGTTTTAGATGTGGAGAAGTCATCCCGAACGGAACCTACTAGAACACGAAGCGGGGTTCCATTGCTCGCTGATGATGTAGTTTGAACTTCTAAACTTAATGATTGACCCTCTACTGTAGAAGCGTTGTCTGCGTACACAGATCCGTTACTAAGATACTGACCTCCAATTTCCATATATGCCGATATGGATCTATCATTAGAATCGTCACAGTTCTGGACTGTCACATGCTCACCCTTAGTATTCAGGGATTCTCCCAACGTCCAAGTCGATGGAAATTTACAGTTGTATAATCTAACATTACAATTATCGTCTACCGTAGACGATATCGTATCTATAAGAACCATTGATTGCATGTTAGTCAAGTCCACGCCATTAAATTTTATCTCCCCACTGGCGTTACCTTTCGCTGCACATAGAAATTTAGGTCCGTTTGTATTGTTAAATATACTACCCCCTTTTACATCAACATGGAATCCTGTTGTTAGTCCAAATAATGTTGAGGATGCATGGTTACTACCTTTTATAATACAGGATATCAACTCTAAATGTACACCATCATTGACCGGTCTAATAGTGTCACTACTATTAGCAGCTCCAAGCGTACCTGCCCCGATGGTACACCCTGTCAGAATAACACCGCCACCAGTTACCCCAAACAAAAGGTTATCTTCTGATTCGAACGTCATACCGTATACACTTATAACCCCACCTGCCGTGGTGTTAACTGTAAGCGTGCCGTTTGATGTAGACTCTCTACCACCTACAGTGTATGTGTCAGCGTTACTGTCATCTACACTTATAGTTTTTACACTACCTGGTATACTGAATGATTTAGATGACGTCCAATCTTTATCGTGGGATGAGGAACACAATATAGAATCCCCCGCGGTCGGAGCAGTAGTAGCACCTGTAGCGTCGTCAATGGAATCATAGTAAGCACTAGCCCCCATAGCTGCAAATGTCCCAGTTCGTTGAGTAGTAGCCCTCCCAGCGTCTCCGGTAGCAGTCCCTCCCGACTTAACGTAATAGTATGCCATTATTCCGTACCCCTCTTATATTCTTCCAATAGACCTTCTACAGTTCCCACTGAGTTAAGTATCAAATCCACTCTATTCAGTACATGGGTTATACGATCTTCCGTTACATCAAATATCACTGATAACTCGTATGGGGTTTTATCATGAGTTATATACTCTATCAAATACTTACATGCTAATACAACCTCTGGGTCATTAGAATGTATCATATAAACTGTAATGGCTAAAGCTACCTCAGTAGGAGTGTTCCACTTAGCTCCCTGAACACGAGTTAGCGAGTTACCGTCAAGGATGAGGTCAACTGCTATATCTATCTCGTCCTTCTTTAGTTTATCCAGTTTTGCTTGAGCAACATCAAGTTTAAAAACCTCCATGTCAAGGTTCTCACTTGTAACTATAGTCCCTGTTTTAAACGTATGAGTGTCCGAATGGTTATCTATCAACTCCATAGTCAACTCTAACCGCCTGTCAGAATCAACACGGTCACTTGTAACATATACCTTATCTATACTAACCATATTAGTTAGCTAGTGTAAAGATACCAGACGCGTGATGGTTAAGTTGTATGTCACCGGTCAGCAGACTAATTGCCGTAGTACCATCCGCAGTCATGTCCCAGAACCCAATACAGTCTTTATTTGTAGCAGTGTCTGAATATAGAACTGCTACTTTAATAGTAGCAGGGTCCCCGGAAGCAGATGATGTCCACGTGAGATCCGCAGCGTCGAAGGTGGCGGTTCCTGCGGTCTGACCCCAGGTAACACTCGTTAAGGTTTCCCCGCCAGCTGTATAACCTCCACCCGCTGATACCTCAGAGGATGAAAGGTTAGTGGTGCCACCAGCTCCCCATGTGGGAACAGCATCATCCTGAGCAATGGTAGGAGTACCACCCGCTTGTAAGGTTACAAATGCAACCTTGAAGGTGTGTGTGTCCATGTCAATTCGACCATCCGCAATTGACTCGGAGAATTCGTCGAATAATAAAAAAGTACCCTGGGCCATTAGTTAGTTCCTCGATTGGTAGTTACTGGTGTCAACCTGATAGACTCCATTAATCCATCACGTCCACGTTTTATAATAAGGTCATAAGCGACCGGTGTAGTTTTTACAGGTTCTTTATTTAACCCGACCTTTAATGCTTCTATGAGTTTATCCATACCGTCGTTAGGTGTGGATAGGGTATCAGCAACCTTTGCTACTGAGTCAGAAACGTTATTAGTAGCCTCTACAATTCTGTCGAGGTCTTTGGTATCGGCAACAGGTGTAGAGTTATCCTTTACAATCTCAGGTTTTTTAGTTAAGGGTTTAATCTCTGCGCCTTTACTCTTCCTATCTTCTAACTGAGATCTTGTAATAGTTTTCAATTTATACACCTATACACTTTTGGAGTAGTGTTAGAGCTTTTATTTGACTCTGAGATTGTCTCAACCTTCTACCAGCTGATTCAGAAAGAGATACCACTTCCCCAGTTTCCTCAATTATAACCTGGTCGGTTATAGAAATATCCTTAAGGGGTTTTCCTGTTTTAAGATCCCCGTAGTCGACCAGTGCTTTAGCTACGTAATCCCTAGCTTTATTGTAATCTGATATAAACTCAACCCCAGCAAGTTTACCATTAACCTTGGATATTAATGCATCAAGGTAATTTTTAACAGCTGTAGCGACTCTATAGAACAGTGACGGACTTTCCTCGCTAACCTTTTTCCAGAAGTTCGGATCTATAAACCCCTGTCCCATGACGTCGGCAATTATCTCCTCTACTATCACAGACTCGCTATCTGGAGGTAGGTTACTTTTAGACCTGGCTTCGTTTATATAGTCAGTGTATGACTTGTGATCCTTAACCAGTGGATCTATAGCAATCTTAAGCTCTTGATATAAGACTGGGTTATCCTGTCTCAGCAGGTGTAGAAGCTCATGCCCGAGAACAGCCATGTGTGGCTTTGTGGAATTCTTAGCAATGTAGATTGTATCAGGATTATAAGACGTTACGGCACCATCGAACGGTCTCGGATTGTCCCCGAAGTCCAGAACCTTAACCCTTTTCCCATATACCTTCTCGACGAAGTTCTTAGAGAACTTGCCTAGTTCCGTTTTATCGCTTAATTCAGATACCGTATAGGACCCAGGGGGTACCCCTACACTCTCCTCAAATTGCTTAATTGTTTCATTATCCCGTTCAACTACTGCCTGTTCCTCAGGCGTAACCTCTTCGGCTCTACCTCTTCAGCTGCTACAGGCTCTACCTCTTCAGCTGCTACAAGCTCTACCTCTTCAGCTACTACAGGCTCTACCTCTGCCGGCGTAACCTCTTCAACCGGGGCCATGTCCGGTTTGATGTCCGCTTCTGTAGGTGGAACGTACCTTCTCAGGGTTGACTTTCTACCTGTCTTGACAGGATCACTCACCCAAGCCTTGAACTCAGGTAGGGACATTGGCTTTACACCAGTGATCGGTGCAGTACCACGGTTATTGTTCAAGCTGTATGCCTTAACGGCCTCAGACTCACTGGTGAATCCAACCATGGCTTTATGCTCATCAAAGCGCCCGGTATCCATATCCTTTTGATCTATAACGTAAACCTGGTTATCAGCATTACCGGAATCAGGTCCAAGAAACACATCAACTCCACCACCGTCTTTACCTTGAGTTCCCTCAATGTATCCGTAATGGTTAGTAATTAACTGCGACCACTCCTCACCTTCTTTATCTTTACCAGTTCTTACAGACCCTTCAGGGTTCTCAATGGCAATAGGTAACCCGTGAACATCAACCTTACCTTTTCTATATTCACCACTTTCTATGAGGTCCGGTGACGGTGTAGTGTCCGTTTTCCTGGCCGCTTTCTCTATCGCCTTTTCAACTTCAACCTTTACATCCGGAAGTTCTACCTTGGCTTGCTCCGTAACCTCTAACTCTTTAAGTTTAGCAGCCTCCTGCACCTCCAACCTTCTCCCTGCTAAGGTTTTGCGCCCCTCTCTTACTTCAGCCGGAGTTACGTCAACATCTACATCACGATCTGTTACCTTATCTGGTGTTACGTCAACATCTACATCACGATCTGTTACCTTATCTGGTGTTACCTCAGGAACTGAAACAGGTCCTACCTCATCAATCCTTGATGATCTAGCTATCTCTTCTGGAGTGGTAACCGCCTCTAGACCAGGCTGAACCTGTAGATCGAACGCCTTGTCTATCTCTAGTTGATTAAGTTGCTCTCTGGTTAAGTCTTGTGGTACAACTACACCTGTCTCATCGAACGCCTTATCGATCTCTAGTTGGTTTAATTGAGCTTGGGTAAGTGCTTCCTGTACTAATGGCTCGGACTCCTGTAACGCTGAACCAGTGTTATTGTCAGCCATAGCGATAGCTTCCTCTACTGAGGTAGCTCCACTAATATCCATAATCTGTTGTGTTATTTCCCCAGGAGAGGTGAGCCCCTTCGCCACTCTGAGCTCCGCGACACTCATCGGACCAGCCATTATGGATTCAAGGACTGCTTCTGTCGGGGACGCTTCACCGGTTGCGTATAACTCCCCAAGATATTCACCCCCACCTTCACCTACTGTTTCTAACCCCATCGCGGATGTACCGCGCGTGGCTCTTGAGGCGAAAGTATTTACAGCATCGTAAGCAGGCTTAGCGGCATCCGTGAGGACTTCTTTTAATAACTCCGGATCCTCTGCTAATTGTTTCTTGGCCGCTTGACTGTAGGGGTTCTTTATCCCTTTTTTCTTCATGGAGTTGAATACAGACTTCTCCACGAGCCTACCAGGAGCACCGCCAATCAGACTACTAGCTTTTAGAGTTAAGGCGTCAACTCCCGTAGTTAGTAGGGATTTTTTAGCACCATATTCTATAGTCTCTCTTCTCTCCTCCTCGGTATAACCTCCTTCGGCAGCCTGTAAAGCCTCCGCTCCAGTCTCAATAGCAAAGTTAGCCCCGAACATTCCAAGGAGGAATCCTCCGACAGCACCTACAGCTCCACCAACTGCTGTTCCGGGACCAGGTGCGACAGCTGTACCAACTGTCGCGCCCCCTACAGCTCCTAGTTTACCACCCGCGAGACCGCCCCCAAGGGATAAACCTATGTTCGGTAACTGCTCGATTCCCATGTGTAATGCACCCATAGGCTCATCCAATATGGCTCCAGCAACATTACCTATAGCATCAAGTAGACCTTCGTCACCTTCGTCAGTCCTATGTTGAAGTGCTCTCGAAAAGGCTTCTTGTGTTGGCGTATCTTGAGTATACTTTGTCTCCTCGTAAAGTCTTTCTACAGCTTCCTTATCATCAAACAAAGTGTTAACCGTGGCCTTGGTTCTATCCCAAAGGTCACTGAATCCACCGGTTAAAGCTGTACCAACCCCACCGGCCCAGTCGGCTTCCTTACGTAACTGTACGCCGAAGTCGGCTATCTCCTCCTGACTAAATTCAGCAAAGTATGGATCAGTCGAGGATATATCATATGCAATTTCCTCAGGAGAGAAGTCTTTAAACTCCTCATCCTGGAACATCTCGAATCCAACCATCAGAATCCGCCTTGTGTTGCTCTACCAGCGGCCTCTCTAGCCCTAGCCTTCTCCCCGAACACGTCCATGTATTTATCTTGGAATCTCTTCTTAGCTCGGCTTACATCCCACCAACCCATATCTTTGGCTTCATCACTAGCGAGGAACGCAGCTAAACCTTCTTTATCCCCTGCCTCAAATAACTCCTCAAATTTAGCAGTCGCCGCTGCATCTTTTGGATCAGATACAGCCTCTATACCCCGAGCCCCTTTGAGATGTTCAAAGGTTACCTTTGGCCTTATGTCACTCTCTACCGGGGTCTTAGCATCATCCTTATCGGCGGTCTCAATTGCAGCATCTACCTCGGCATCTGGTTTACCACCTGCACGTTTAGCTCTAGCTGCAAGCATTCGCTCCTTCATTGCCTGCTTGGGGTCAACAGGTCCGGGTTCACCTGGGCCACCTGTTAATAGACCACCGACGTCTTGTCTACTTGCAACTAAACCCTCCAAGGGTCTAAGTTGACCGGCTTCATCTCTGTAATATTGCCTGGTCAAAGGTTTACCATCCAGATCAGTAATAACTGTACCATCCTCATCTGTTTCACCACTAGGTAATTCAACTACTTCTAACTTACCTCGGCCTTTACCTTGAGAGTACTTCTGTTTTATCTTGAGTTTCTCTTCATACTGGGATAGCTCAGAAGCGGACGATCTATCCGCCTCCTCCCTAGCCATCCTTTGCTTAATCGCTAAGTTACTCTCTGGGTCGGTTAGCTGTTGCCGCTCTCGTTCCTGAGACCTTTTATACTTGGCCTCCTCTGCATCAACACCCATCTTAGCAAGACGCTCCATACGGACCATATCCATCTGGTCCTTGTTAACTTGTTTGTAATGCTCGGAGGCTGCTCCAGCTGCTCCACCAATAAATTTACCAAGCATGCCCATTTCTTATACCCCTTGAACCGGTTGACCTTGAACCGGTTGACCTTGAACCGGTTGACCTT